TTATTTAAGCCACTTTTTCTTATACATCTTCCTCATCATATCAATAAGTTCATCGAAGCTTTTTATATAACCCATATCTATAGCCCATATAAGATTGCCCTGTGTTTGCTCCAATTCCTTTAGCTCAGCTTCCGTGGCCTTATTCCTGATCATGCTTTCATGGATATTAAAAACAATATAATTAAGACCCTTGGCGATCTTAACATAATCTACATCCTTAAATCTAGAAGCCGCCCTAGACAAAGCATTATACCTATCACCAGCCTCTATTCGATTAAGAATAAGCTTATCGGTTAACCACGTAACAACCTCGGCATACAACATAGGGTTCAATTCCATAGCTACAAGAACCCATATATAAGGATTACACATAGTTCTCCTGTTCTCGCCCCTACCAACAGTCTTATAAGCGCCAAACTTTTTCATTACTTTTATAAGAGACTCTTTTTCAACCATTTCCATAAAAACAGGAAATCCTGTTTCTATCATATATCCTTGTTTTTCAAGAATATAGTATATTCGCTCAGCACTTTCCTTGTTAGAAAGGATATTCTCTATCCTCTTATCATTCCATCCTTCCTGAATCCTTTTCCTGGTATAGGCTTCCTGTAAATCAGTCAACGACATGAAAGACGTTTTAGTGTCTTGCTTGATAGTAACACCAAAAAGATCCCTATCCTTGGAGATCATAACAACATTAGTTTTCATATTATATATATTTAATTATTTAATACAATGCAAATATATAAATAAAATTTTTACAGTAAAAATATATGGATAAAAAATATTCCAATATAAAATCATTATATTAAATATTTTATAAAAACGCAAAGATCATACTTGCTATTTCTGGAATCGGAGAAATCTACGATTCCAGAAAATATGCATAGGATGATAAAAAATAAGCCTACCCATTTCTGGGCAGGCTTATCAATCAAAACTAACGTTGTTTATTTAAAGGAAGCCACATTATCCTTATCCATTCTATATCTATACAATTCATTCTCATTAAGGTTGAATTGTTTAGCTACCATATCCAGAATCTCCTCCACAAGATAATCGGGCAGCTCCGGGTCGATGTCCGTGGATTGGATACCGGCGGCGTTGATATACCCCGACAGGTCCACCCTGACAGGACGGCGGTAGTACGTCATCTTAACCTCCTCGGTACGGAAGCCTGACTCGTAGACCACGACCTTCCCGTTCCCTATGGAGTAGAATGTCTCACGGTAGTCGTAAGAAGGACGGTTATTCTCGTCTCCAAGAAGCTCATGGATATTCTCGTTCTTAGCCTCCCACATAACGAAATCAGTGGCCTCACACCCTTTGTATGAGAAAACTCCTTTTATGTTAGAGAACCATAGATAGTCGTCAGGTAAGTTAAAGGACGTAGACTCAGGGTCATCCATCCTACCCGCATTATCCAACGACATCCAATAAACAAGAAGGTTTTGGATGGAGCGTATAGTCTCGTCATCCTTCCTATTTAGATAGTACTTAACTAACCGGTCTTGGGCCTCGTTAAACAACAACACGAACCTTCCCGGATCAAGCTTAATCCCGCCATTGGCAAGATTCTGCTCGTTCTTCTGCAAAGACCTTAGATACGCTTCTTGGATTGTCATCGTTATTCCTCCTTAATCTTATCACCTTCCTCTACGTCATCCTTCTTCTTAATATCCTTAACCTTCTTGGTCTTGGACTTATCATCGATATTAGACATAGACATGATCTCCTCATACTCATCCAATACATTAGCCTTTATGTTAATAAAGTCTTTCTTGGTAGCCAAGAACTCAGCGGATGTCCGAACGTCAGGTCCTATGATCTGGCCATTATATTGTAATCCGGATGGAGTCATATTGATACGACCATTTCGTTGAAGGACGTTTACGATACGGTAAAACTCAAGAACTTCCTTGAAATCACCTTCCAATGACCGATCCCAGATATCAAGCAGATAATCGACATTGGTCTTCTTCTCATTCATCCAGTTTGATAGAGATCCTGTATAATACTCATCCTCCGTGAAATCCGGGCGAGTTACGATACCGATGTAAAGAAGAAGATCGATGACAGCCTGACGATCGTCGCCGCCTTTCTTAAGGGCGCTGATAAACTTATAGCTGATGTTCATCTTATTGATCTCACGCTGCTGAACGAAATCCTTCATATTGTCTTTCTCCACGAAACAGAACATGGAGTTCATGAAGACAGGATCGCCATCCATTTCCTGAGGAGTCAACATGCCGGAAAATACAGCCAGATATAAATAAAATAACTCAACGGTATTAGCCGTGTTATAGACCTTACCCATGAATATCTTATCCTTAGCGTCATCCCAAAATTCTAAATTGGTTTGAGATAGATCCATCTGCGACATTTCCTCGAAAGGCTTCATGATATTATCTACCCGCTGTTTGACGAGCTTATCGATCTCATTCTTGTCAAGACCATTATAGCATCTTGATCTTGGATAAAAACCGGTGTTATAGGCCTTGGAGAAATCATCCCAAGGGCAACATACGTGAGTGGCGTTCTCCGGGAACGGAGCTTTAGCTATATTAGCGTCTTGAAAGGCCTGAGGAGCACTTCCATCGTGTTTGCCTACAACCTCATATAAGGTATCTGACATGATATTGAAACCGTTTACCTCGGCCAATACCTTCCTTGATTTTAAAATTTCTTTCATTTCCTTTTTGCGTTACTTTAAAAAAAGAGGAGAGGAATATCCTCCCCTCTAAAAACCAAATTACATATATGAAAAAACTTAGCCGAAGTAGTTCGGTTGAAGCTCGATAATCAAGAACTTACTGTTATCCATAACCCATGCTGCGGAAGCGGAGTGGCACCAGAATTGTTCTTTCATGCCCGGCAAGGATGATACGATCTCATTACCGTTGGCTTTGTGCGCCCAACGACCGTACTCATAGCCCCACCACATACTTACACCTTCTGGCTTGATATAGAATACGTTGTTATTCATATTACCTAACTTAGCGTTAGCCGTATTAGGAATAGCGGAATATGCGTTAGTTGATCCAGCGTCAGTGATATTCTCGATAATACAAGAATAAGAAGATCTAGGATACATGCCATTCACTAACTCGCTACGATCTGTCATGTCAGCGTAATCCAAAGAAGGATCGTGCTCGAACTCAACATTACCGATGCCCGGGATGAAAGCTCCCTTAACCTGAACCGGACCTAAGATCATGGCGTCATTAGTACCAGAGATAGGGTTAGAAGGCAACATCCTATCGCTTCCCATACCCCAGCTTAAGTTCTGCAAGGTAGTGAAGAACGATTCCCTGATCAACTTCTCTAAATTGATCATAGCCATAGCTCCTACCTTGAACTTAATCTTACGTTCCGTAATAGGAAGATCCTGACGTCCACGGAAAATATAAGATGCGGCAGCCATAAGCGTGTCCTTAGTAATACCCATCGGACGGCTATAGTAGATAGTGTAACCACGGCGAAGCTGACGGTAGATACCCTCATTCAAATGGATAGGACCATTTTGATCCATGATAATACCACCTTCTTGCCACATCAACTGTCTAGCTTCCAGCTTAACCAACTCAGCCATACAGAATACCTCCAGCGTGGACGCTACCTTAGCCGTACGCAAATCAAGTCTACCATTAACAGTCTTACCGATAATAGCCAAATCAGGAATATTGCCCTCATACTCGCTTCTCATAGCATTCATACGACGAAGAGCGGTCTCCACGAACTCTGAAGTGCTATTCTGAGCGGCCTGCATGGACTTCATACCAGCGTACATAGTTGTCTCGCCCTCAACACCACGGTGGTTCCCTAAACGGAACTCACAAGTCATAGAACCGGCCTTGTCAGCTCCAGATACTTTAGAGAACTGAGTGCTGTACTCACCAAGAGCATGACCGATCTTCCAGTAACGGATACCCGGACGCAATTTCTCTTTAGGGAAGTATTTAGCCTTACCGCCAATAACACGACCCCAATAACGTGTCAAATCTCCTTCTGTCTTAGACGGAATCTCACCTGAGATAAGGATATTACAGCCGTTAGCGGCGTCATAGGTAATGACATCATAAGCCGTAAACTCAGAGGTATTCAAAACGATATCAAACAAGCTACCGTCAATACCCGGTTTTAGATGATGACCTGAAGTATCCTCAGCCGTAACGACAGCGAATGTCTTTGTAACAGGTAAATCATAACGGAAAGAAGCTCCAATACCGTTAACGGAGATCGTAGCGCCGTTATTAATCATACCCATATACATCGGAACGGGGTAATTGGCGATATTAGAGAACAGATTCAACAGACCCAAATGATTCTTATCAGGATCCTCATAATACCAGCTCGCCAATGAGCCTAAGTTATGCTCTACGAGCGAAGTCTTATAGTTCTTGGCATCGGTGAAGGCAATAACGTTATCACCATTCACGGTAGCCGGAAAACTTTTTGTCAAAAATGGATTCATTTCTATTTATTTTTAATGTTATACACTCTTTGATCCACTCAGATCAAGGAAGTTAGCCTCTATAGTATCATTATCGATATTATTTTTATTCTGCTTTCCTCCCTTATTGCCAGAAAGAAGAGTGATGGTCTTCTTATTGACCTCCATCTTAACCTTGTTAGTTTTCTGTTTAAGAAACTCGTCCTTATTCATCAAAAACAAAGCCAGATCAGCGGCCATGTCCGGATTCTTGATAGCCTCCGAATAAGCTTTATCTATAGCCGTATGACCTTGATTGTCTATCGGCTTGGTAACGAAATCGACAGCCTTACCTATCATCGTGTCAGTCAACTGGAATCCTGAGCTTATAGACGTCTTAAGACCTTTCTTATAGATCTTCATCTGCTCAATCAACTCCTGTTTCCTTTTCTCGGATTTTTTCTTCTCCTCCTCGATAAGGTTATCCATCTCCTTTTTCAGGATATCATGGAACTTATTGGCCTTGGACTCAATAAACTCATCGCCCTTGCCGATCATCATCTCCATATTATCCTTTATCTCGTCTTCCGGCATACCCAACATCTTATAATAATGCTGGATGACCGCAAGCTGATCATTCTTGTTACTCATATCAAGGTTGTCCAACGGCGCCTGAATGTTCTGATATTGGCTTAATAGTTGGCCAACGTTACCACCGGCCTTATCCACCTCTATCATCTTCTTCATAAAGTCAGACATAGAACCGGTATCAACCTTATCCTTCAACAACTCATCAGCCTTATCCTTGATCAATCCCTCCACTATATCGAGTAAATCATCTTCTTTTGTGATAGTAGAAAGATCGACCGGTTTATCATCTACCATAATATCAAGGTTGTCAATACTATCGATAATACCTCTAGCGGCCATCTTCTCCAAAAAAGATTTCCCATTAAACCCTGATACTACATTATTATCAGTACCGCCTTCGCCAAAGGAATCAGGGTCTGGGTTGGTAGCGTCGCCGCCCTTATCCCCGCCACCGTCAGCCGCTCCGCCGTCGGCAGGCTCTTCCTTGGAATCACCTATAGGATTACCATCCTTATCATATTTACCCTCGATATTATTCTTATCGCCATCACCGTCACCACGGTAAAAAAGCTCCTCGACACTCATGGTCTTAAAACCCTTAGCGAAATCACCCATGTCATTCATACAATTTCCTTTTTTGCTTTTTACAAAAGTATTATTAATCCAATTACCAATTAAATCAAACCCATTATAGTATATGACAGAATTTTACGCCAAAATGATTACAGATTTTGCAAAAATATTTACAAAACTTGTAATCAATTCTTGTTTATTATTGACGTAAACCTATCTGTATCAGAACGTTTGTTCCTAGCATCTATCTCCTTTTCCTTTAATTCCAACTTCCTTTTCTCTATCTCCTCACGAGATCTTCGCTCAGCCTCGGCGTTAGCCTGTCTGGTTCTCATATCCTCCTCCCGGATGTCCAGATCCCGTTCCTTCAAGGCCCTATCAGCCATAGCCTCAACGTAATCCATACCTTCTGAGTTGTTCTCAGTCCTAGCGGCTTGACCGGCGGCCATTATGCTCTTACCCCGTAAATCGAAATTACCCTTGATGTAAGCAAGCTCCTTATCCTTCTCATGCTCATCGTTACGTGCCTGTTGTTCGGCCTCGGCTTGCTGCTGGGCAAGTCGCTGTTTATTCTGGTATTCCTCTTGCCTTACACGATCGGCGTAAGATCTGGCATCCCTTCCGATCTGATTCATCTCAGCCGTTGAGTTGGCGCTCATCATCCTAGTGATATCAAGCAAGTCATTACCTAACGTATTTGTCTGTAATATATATTGTTTCAAATTCTCCAATTCCAGACGTTTCTTGGAATTAGATACAGCCATAACATTAAGATGACGTAACGACAAGCTGTTATCCGTAAGACTGATGTAAGCCAAGGAAAGATCGCTGTTCCTGTACATCACGGTCCAATCGTATCCTTCCTTCTGACATACTTGAGCCACGGCTAGATGAATATCCAATGTCCGTTTCTTGAAATCATCGAAATCATTAAAGTAAGTCTGGGTCTGTAGCATAGTAGCGTTAACTCCCTGTTTTACACCCGTAGAACTCTCGTATCTAGTTGACTGACCCATGGCCTGCTCGGATATACCTATCATCCTATAAGCCATCATATAGGCGTAAGACGCCATTTCCATACGGGATCTTATCTGATCCGTATTAGTAAGATCATATACACCGAACTGATTATATATGCTGCTCATCTGCGGATTCTGGTAAGGATTGTTTGTGTCATTACCACCTACACCCATAAACGAGACAGACTTAACGATCTGCATGAAAGTAGCCAAAGCTCCCTTCTTGTCCATCATATCCTTATATTCCGTAGGCAGGAATCCTAAGTCGCCTAAGAAGAACTTACCGATCTCCTTCTCGGCGTTATTGTATAGCTGGTTCATAGCAAGGTTATACATCATCTGGAACGGCTGTATGCGATCAGCGAGACTAGCCCCTATAAATCCAGAAACCGGAATGACATAATCATACAGACTGCTATCACCATGTATCTGATGAGGTATTGGATCCCCACCAATATATATAGGCTTATCCATTAAATTACCTCCGGTGATCTTAACGCCAAACCTAACCTCAGGGACATACTCCAAGATGTAGGTGTTCACCTCAGGATCACTGACGGCTTCGGCCATAACCCTCTTCACTTTCTTGATACCGTTCTTCTCCAAGAACTCCGGGAGAAGCTCATCTGTCACAAGCTCCTGATCCACCATCCCAGTCTCCGTCATGTAAGTTATTAAGAATACCGGTTTCATGGATACCCAATATCCCTCCATGACTCTAAAAAGGCGGGAATCTATCTCATATCTCTTGCCATCGGCCATACCGGAGTTGAAATATCCAAAGGGATGGAAGCGGGGCAAGAAGCGGGGCTGGGTGTGTTCCTCTCCGTCCGGCCCGAAGGTATGGTACTCTCCCATAGGAACACCATAGTAATCCTCAGCCGCAACGATAGATTCATAATCATGATACCCTTTCCATGGAATAACCTCATTCTCATACATACCGGTAATAGAAGGCTTCTTTTTCTTCTGATCATACCTAGTACCGTCATTGGATACCCATCCCTCGTAATCATCATCACCGCCCATAATCCTGCGTTTATCCTTGGCCGTCATCTTATGGCCGTATTTTGATATCAACTCAACACCCTCGTAATAATGAATACGGCCCACATAACTTCCATATTGCGGATATTTCACATCAGGATGGAAAACCTCCATCGGACTCCACACCTCCGGACGGTAGTAGTCAAATCCAACGAAATGATTGCGGAACATCTTACCGCTAAGGAGCCGGTCACGGAAATTCTCACGATCAAGCTCATCCATATAAAACCGGCTACGGTCTGACTCTATCGTATGGTCTCCCCATACAGCCGCCTGCGTCTTCCATCTGGTGCTCATGAACCTCTGGATATCGTCAGGGGTCATAGACGTCTTGGCCTGTTGGATTTGCTGAACATAAGCCTGACGCTCCTCCTCAGAGTTAAACTCATTGTACGTAGGATCAAGACCAGCCTCCACAAGACGCTGATTGACGATAATATCCCACTGTTCTTGTATATGACGATGAAGTAAGTTTGACATCGTATCCTCATACTCACTTATAGCCATATCACCTACCTCATTAACCGTATACTTATCCTGTAGGTTTGTCAGCCATCCCTCAAAGGCGTTTACTATACCACCTATGATATCATAATGCTTCAAGAAAGAAGGTATCCTTATATCGCTCCTTAGCTTCTGCACGTTCCTTAACTGAGGGATAACATCCGCCATCTCCATAAAAGATAACTTACCATCCGCCATCAGATAATAGTCACGGTACATCTGGTTACGATCATACTGTTTCAACCCTATCGTCTCAAGAGCGTCCATACAATCCTCCTTCCATTTCCTGTTCTTTTTCTTCGTGGAAATAGCCTGAGGAGGTAATCCTAATAACGCTCCTTTTGCTGGAAACGAATGATCTCTATTAAACACTTCCATGATTATTCAATTTTATTTACAACAAAGATAGGCGTTTAATTGACATTCATTTACCTAAAAGCTCCTATAGATACCGATCCAAAGGCAGAGGCATATATCTCATGGTGCTTATAAGCGTCTTCCTTGCGGGCGTTATTCATCTCCTCGATCTTCGATTTAGGCATGTAATTGTTATCATCAAAATACCTAGCAAGAACCAACGCATGCCCGAAGGCTATTATCCTATCGACGTTCAATCCTGGCTTGTACTGTATTATCTCATCCAGTAGGGCTATATCATCAATCAACTCAATACCCTTGACCGTTATATCAAGACCAGTACTATCATCATATCCGATAACGAAATCCTGCCAACAGTAATCCACGACACACGAGAATAGCAGGTTCTGGTTACCGGGGGTAGGATATAGACCTAACTTGCTGTTCTGCCGGGAGCCGGCCTTCACATACTTATTGGCTATTGCCTCACCAGCAAACAGGAAGAAAGACGCTGGCATACCGCTTTTACGGTTAAGGTACTGCTCATACATCTGGTCAGCGTTCTCCATAAGACATATAGCACCATATCCCTTCTGAAGCACCTCACAAGTACGGCAAAACTGATCTATGGATGATGGGCGGGATACGTATGAAGCCACTATTCTATAGGCATAAGGATCTCGAATACCAACACGCCTTTTGAATACATAAAAAGCTCCTAATGAAGGGGTATCAGACTTGGCCTGTTTATAAGGGTCGCAATTGTGAACAGATATATTCCTTAATAGATAATTATTCGTATCACATTCAAAATTATACACAGGACCAGTATACTTCTCTTTAGTTATAGATGATATCCTGACATATATATACTTATTGTCATTACTAATAAATATACCTGTGGAAGGGCTTTTTCTTGTGATGGTATCCATACATACTTTAGACAATTTAGATATATAATCAGGGGTTAATGTCTCAACCAACTTCCTGAAATACAAAGTATAGTTATGACCTGTCCTCAAATGATAGCATGGTCTTTGAGATTTAATCTTATTTCCATCTATATATTCAGTCCTATTTTTTTTCATTATAGATATACCTCCAACTATTCCAAGAGACAATAATATATCCTGTATACCCTCAAGAAGATCCATACTTACACTTACGAAATCCATATTTGAGTAACTACGAAAATCATTATGGATAGACCCATCCGTATCTAAATACCCATGAACCAAACTAACCTTCATATTAGATGGTAGATATTTAGCAAACTCTGGAATGTATTTACCGTAACAATACTTACCAAAATTATTAACAAGCCACTCACTTAGATAAGCATGTTTAAAAGATAACTCCCAATTACCCTTTCTACCTCTCTCCGAAGGTTTAACCCCAAAAAGACTATCTACAACCCTATAATATCTATCTCTCTCTTCTGGATAATCAAAACATATAGCCATCCCTACACGACACTGTCTATCAATCCATCCATTTCCAAGCCATATCCCTACAAACCACCAAAAATCATTAGAAAGCATATAATCCCTAAATCCTGGAATGTCCATTCTTTCTTCGGCATACATATTAGGAATCCTTGTCCACTGTCCCTCTTTTATATCCTTGACAGGTATGTAATCAAATTTGAATAAATCTTCCCTAACCCTTCTTTCTACAGTCTTATGATCCGATACAAAAATAGGATGCTCAGAAGTAAATCTATTTATTCTTACGCCATTATACATCTTTATCGAATAAAGATCCTCTTCGACCATATTTCTGACAAGTCTCTTGCGTATCCTAACATTATCCCCTTCGTTATTAACCAATAAATCATCATAGTCAACATCCTCTACATTCTTATATCCATCAGAAGTCAATACCCTTTCTCCTGAAGGCATACATCCAGCGACATAAATAAAATCATCAAACCTATTAGATTGAGGCATCTCGAATATCTGGACAGGAGCGTCAATAACACCACCGCTAAACGGAAAACCAGCCAATTGCTTATTCGATTTAGTAGTACCAAGTTTATTCCCCGATTCAAGAAAAACATCACACAGCATGCCGCTATATTGCCCTGACTCAAGAAGATCATTCTTATGCTTGATAGCGTACTCGACCGGGAATAGGTTCTGGGACGAGCTTAAAAAACAGTCGTCGATCGTAAATGGATAGAACATGGTATGAGAGGTATAAGCTACCCTATCTTTCGTAGATAACTTCTTCCGTTCCTCGTTAAGCTTATTGGTACTGGCTTCAAAATCCGTGGCGTCAATCTTGATCTTATTAAGCTTCTTATCATCAGGCTTATCCAAATAATGACCTAACCCTATCGTTCTCTTGACACCGGAGTTAGCCATCTGACCGGGGACAAACATCGCCCATTTCCGTTCTTTCCATGTTTTCCCTTTCATGGCTCTCCGATTTAAAATATCCCAGTCCATGACCAGAAGATTGTATGTATCAGGATCAGAGAACATCTCCTGAGCGTCCTTGGATAGTTCCACCTCACCACCGGTACCAGCCAAAATAGGACTGAGACGCCAGCCGTAAGGAGTGTCGTAGGACGGCATGGCGGCCGTGTACGGCTTCTTAATAGGTCCCTTACCTACCTCGTCGAAAATAGCCGTGGCGGGGGTTAGACCGGCAGTCTTCTGCGTGGATGTCTTCCTACCCATGTTGATATTGGCTATGGATATTATGGCATGAACATCACGAACCCCGTTGGACATACGCTTGCCTAAGGTGACACCAGAACTCCAATCGGTCTTGGTCCTATTAATCCTGAAAAAAGGATGCACATGATCAAGACCATACTCACAATACTCACCTATATTAGATAAATCGCTATCGCTGAAACCTACCACGGAATGACTAAGCCCGATCGTCATGGTAGCGTTCATCTGAAGAAGGGATGACATGATAGTCGTATTATGGGATACGACAAAATTAGTGGTAAGGAACTGATGGGACTTATTATCGACCTCAATACAAATAGCTTTATATTTCCCGTAATAATCTATATCGGATATCCTAAGTCTGTTATGGGTCTTGGATATATACATATCATCACCATCCATGACGCAATAATATCCCATAGACCAGAATATTCTTCTTACGAAGGATATAATATACTCACTTTTGTAAACGACCTTAAAACGATCGTCACCGGTACTTATACCGCAAGATATCTTCATGAATGAGCTTATAAACAACTCCTTCTGTTTTTTGGATGAATAAATAATATCATCCATCTCCTTATTGCTTAACTCGAAGATCCTGTCGGTAGATCCACAAAGGAAAGAGGCGGTCAGAGACCCAAGGAGCTGGGGCGACATCAGCCACCGCCGCTCGGGGAAATCCACGGCCTCCCCTATGTCTATAGTCATCTTCTGGAAGTCAGAGTGGATGATACCCATAGTGCTCATGACTTTATAATCACCATGATATTTAACCTTCCACTGATGTTGACCGCAACATACTATACTGCGCCCGTCCTCAAACGTAACCTTATACATATCAACGAACCCTTGAGGATATACGCCTACTACAGTCGTAAGCTTACCATCATCGCCATATATGATATCACCGATATCAGCGAACCCTATCTTCTTAGATCCATAAGGAGTATATATCAGCTCCGAGTCCAGAAGGGCCTTTCCAAAACGACGGGTACCGAACATCCCTAACCCTTTCTTCTCCTGACGGGCACGTTGATACATCTCGGCGAAAAACCATTCATTATCACGTAACCGGCTGATAGCCGGAACACGCTCTCCATTTGGAAGGTCTTGAAATACGGGAAAGAAATTAACATGCCAATAAAGCCATGGAGGGATGAACGTACCGTTGATAGTTATCCCGTTCTTGACCTTATAAGCCTCCTCCGTGAAAAACTGCTTAACATCATCATCCTGATCCTCCCAACCGAACAGATCGTTCCATACAGGGGGATTCTTCATATTTACATAAAATTCTGGACTCGTGCTTAAACTCATGATCGCATATTTTTTAATACGGATTCTATACCACCGGAAACCTGTCCCTTACGTTCCTTTTTCTGGACATTGCTTACACTCCTGTATACATCCATTATCCCACTCTTCTCCATATACGAGTCATTCCATACGTTGATCTTATCGATCAGCTTGGATATGAAATCGAACGCCCTAGCCATATCCTCATGCTTCTCCTTATCCCATGGATGCTTGGCGATATACGTCTTGGCGTCATCCACGGCCTTGGCTATGACCTCAAGATTATCATTTACCCGATCGACGTCCTTACTCGTCGGCTTTCGTCTTCCCTGTGGCATTGGCTTTCATGTCCTTAAACTCGTTATACTGTTTCATAAGAAGCTTATAAGATTGAACAACCCCGATCTTACTTACTTCCGTCACGCTCATGTCATGGAACATATCCTCAAGCTCCTTGTCAGCGTATCTCAGACGTTCCTTGTCATCATAAAACACGAATCCAGACGTTCTGTCTTCTATAATGCTCTTGGCGGTGGACGCATATGTCGTATCTAAATCCAGATCCATACCGAAGCTGGTAGCCAACTGGATTATGAACATCAACCTAGAATTGACTTTTACAGCCTCTATATTCAACATCTGTATCTTATGGGTCATCTCATGAAGAACTACAAAATCATCCTCTTTTATCAACGAGAATGATTTAAGGGCTATCTTCTTAGTCCTATCCTCAATATCGCTATACAGACGCTTGCTCTCACGTTTTATGGCTATCCAATGCCTTATATGAGTATCCGCCTCTTCTTTAAGATAATCTCTAATCTCTGTTTTTATATCTTTATCTTCCATATTACGCATTATAATCATTGTTGTTTAACTCAATCTCATCACTGATGCTTTGGTCTATAGACCTCAATAAATCCCTGGTACTAACATCCCGCAAGAAGCGGACATTACCACCATTAGCCCTAGCTATCCTCCTTAAAGCGGAGTAAAGTATATCACCCAACGAATATTCGGGCAACTCACGGCATCCGACTTCCATGACAATAAGGGCATGGATACGGTCATCTATCTTGCTTCTTACGAGATTTCTCATGGCATTATTTATAAGCTTCCCCTATAATACGTAGCGGGAAATGTTTGAAATTACGTTCAGGATCGTCCTTAGTATAACCCATAAGAGATAGATGTTTCTCAAAATGACCTTCCGTATATTTTGAGGTATCTAACGTCATCCTAAATATAATTCTATTCTCATTGTCAGGATGTTTGTTATATGATACATCTCCCATACATCCACATCCGAGATGATGCTCCTTGACATGGAAACCATCATTATGGGTGATAAATAACACGATTTCTATCTTATCACCTATTTTCTGATCAAAAATATTTAGATAAAACTCGCTCTCATCATCCGTCAGTCCTATATCAAAGGAATCGTTAGGGCACTCAATATTAAAATCGTTATGATCGGCTGTTATCACCTCCATAGCATTCCATTTGGCTTTCTCGCCCTCCACGAACTTCAACGGGCATACCTCTGTCTTCATCCAAGCCTTTTCCTTGATAAAGCAACCACACAGCGAGCATGCCTGTCTTCCCATCAATCTTTGCAGCAATACCTTAGCTGGTAACTTAAAGAAAGCTATATTAGAAGAGTTCTTAGGACATTTCTTGCATAAATAAAGACGATTCTTGTACCACTCCGGATAATCCTTCTCATCCTTAGGAATCCTGCCCAATAAACTGTCTTCCCAAGCTTGGGCTATTACTTGGGCTTTACCAATTGTTTGCACGATAATTATTTTGGTAAGGTAATTATATACAAGTTTACACTCGTATAATTAGTTAATAAATTTCTTAACCGGGTTATACCCAAACCCTGTATGGAGTGGCATTACTGCGTCCCCCTTTACTTTTCTCATGATATTATAACTTCCGTTGATGTCAGCATTAATAAGAATACCATCTCTTGTCTTAAAAAGACCTCTTCTTACCCTTCTACCAACATAAGTATCATGATGACCTACTGATTCTAAATCGAAAGAGCTGCATTTTGACGTGTGAGATTCGTTTACTTCAACAAATCTTAGTCCTTGTCTTTCCGATTTATATCTTAACATTGATATAAACATCTCAAATGGAATCGAAACAAAATTCTGATTGTTTCTTTTACCAAGGTTTACATTTTGCTTCCATCCATCATTATGACCTACTATCAATGTTGTTATATCTTCCTTCAAGCAAATATTTATTATCTCCTTACTTGCCTTATGAAGATAATCTTTCACCTTATTGTTTCTCCTTCTTGTTAAAGACATCAACCGTCTCGAATTTTTCTTTCCATTTACTTTCTTTAATTTACTTTGTAAATACGAACGTTTTTTATTATAATACTGATTAATAGACTTCAATCTCTTTCCGTCTATCAGTATAGCCTTATTACTGACATTATAAACAACAGAAGCAAGGTTATTTACACCTAAATCTATAGACATTATTCTATTGTTATCAATCTTCTGCTTTACACAACAAGATTCGTAAATCAATTCAATAACATAACATCCTTGTCTTGGTACTATCCTAACCTGTTTAACACTACCTTCTTCACATCTTGTTTTCAAAGGAGGTAAACTTTCTTTCTTTGGAAAATAAATATATTCACCTTTGTGTCGTATCTGGGCATAAGAGTAGGTAAAAATATTTCTACCTTTTACCTTGTCTTTATACCTTGGAAACTTAGGACATCCAGTAAATTTCTTATTATCCCTTTTCCATGCTTTGATAGAAGAGAAATAAGATTTTAAATTATTATCTAATCTCATCAATATCTGTTGTGAAGAAGATCCACTTAACGCTCTGAAATCAGGATTGTTTTCAGACACCATTTTTTTGTTAAGATCAGTACATCTAATCCACTTACCAGTACTTAGAAATTCTTGTTTTACAACATAAAGCCCAGCATTGTACAGATTCTTTGACAAGAAACAGATATTATCTAACATCTTATATCTCTTATCGTTTGAAGTGATTATATGTTGTTCTACTAAATACATGCAACAAATATAAATAGAATATTTTAAACATCCTATTTATTTTATGTTTTTGTGTAAAATTATATATAATCACCATTATTTTTTAAACTGTTTTTGTTGAAAATCCTGTAACTGTTCCCATGTCATACCATACCGGCATTGGTACATAGCCTCATGATTGTCACGTATAAGGGGATCTCCGTTCTTCAATCCCTCCATACCTTCTATCACCTTTATCTTCTTATCCAAACAATCAAGCTCAATAGGCATCCTTTCGTCTGGATAACGATTACCCTCCTTGACAAATATCCTACGTATCTTATCACGTCTTACACGCATCTCACGGAGATTGCAGATAACGTATCCGATAAACGGGATCCTGATAGATATATTATCGGTATATCTGGCGAGATGATGGATATAAGATACGGATGCTTTCATGCACCATTCGACCTGTTGCTTGGTAAATTTACCTCCAGATCTTCTCACCACCTCATCGACAATATCCCTGTCGAACGAAATAAGACTCCTATCCATCGATGTTAAGCTTATTTCTCTTGAATACGAATCCCATTACACGGGTGTCATCACCCTCCCCGTCAAGAACAAAATAATTACGTAGGCTCCTCATCTCAATAGACAGCTCACGGGTACGGAAATTTCCGTTCTTTTTATCTACTAAAAAACCGCCACGCTTTAGCTCATTGTTAAGGACAGCGATATAAGATTCCTTCTGTCCATAACAATCCATATACTTGGCCCTGGTATCATCCGAGTATCCGTAATTGATGTAGAAAGAAAGTAAGTTTATCGTCCTTTCAGTAATCAAGCTCCTACCCTTGGAATCCAGATAGCCATTGTATATCCTTAAGAACTGCTGGATCATATCCAGCCTAGTGTCGTAAGGCAACGCGAATACGAAAGCTTTCCTCTGTTCCGGCATATAAAATTAGTTTTCGACAAAACTACTTAAAAAAAATATCGTTGTCAAGAAATTATGCCATAATCAACATAATATATGCTGATTAGCATGTATTTACGAACATCCAAAGGGAAGAGGTGGTGGAAATGGAGGAGGAAAGCCAGATAAGTCCACCGTAAGCCACGGCAACGAGGCCAGTGGAGCACAGACCATACATGCCTCCGAGCGGCGGTGGACAGCCCTATCCTGCCTCACGGGACATGACCACACCTTTTCCCTTTGGATTCCTTCATGCCATGATATGGGATATAAAGCCAAGGGGAAATGGGAAGCCTTGGGCGATGGAGCCTGCCGTAGAAGATACGGACGGCCGGAGCGCGAGCGATCGTACAAGACCTCGCTTTTTCTTCTTTGGCTTATGCTCCACCCGATCTCTCTACCGGGGTACCGGCTTCCGGTATAGGATACGGCTTCTATCAGGTTTAGCCTGCGGTATCCTGCATGACGGCGCCATATCTTGGCGGTAAAAAGCAATGTTTTATTAAATAGAGACTTTAAGTGGAGTACACAGGAACTCGACGTCAGGAGAGGTTCTGTGTACGGATAGAGATATTAGAAAGTAGTATATGTTTATAGAGTTAATTATATTTAATAAATATACCTATTAACGCGCGCGTAACAAGTGTTGTGTCAAAAATGATCTTTCACAAACACAGTGATTTACCCTCTCTAATTTATTACGATAATTTCGTATAAACAACAAATGGGTGACCTTCACAGGCTACCCATCCATCTGAATAACTTGTTTCGTATTGATGAAACTTGTATATTCGCAGCAAATAAAATCTACTATGGGAACAAAGATAAGATTTTTACATATAATGAAATCAAATTTCGATAAGATTCTTACCGAAAGATATACTCCACGTAATATTCAGGCCAAAAAAGATGAGCTAGGATGCGTAAAACTTCCAGCCGGGTCACTTATATGTCCAGTCGATTTTAAACCTGTTACCAATAAGGAAGGCAAAAAAGTGACAGCTATAAAATATTCATTGAAACATGAGGAGTATCATGGATCAGGTATTCAGATCAGTGATGAATGTAAGATGGCAATGATATATCTTATTATCATAAACGTATTCAAACATGTGTTTCTAAGAAATAGGATGCATGGCGGGAATAGAGATCAGATAGAGATCAATACCAATGATTTTATTGATATCCTATCAGATGGATGTGCTTATTTCTGCTACCGTCATGTGTTAAGGGATTCTCATGAGGATACGAACTACCAGCTTATAAGCTTAAAGGCTTGGGCTGAAGGAGAGATTATGATAGCTTTATCGGATATCATAAAATACAAGCATAGGGCTAGTAAGACCCCAAGGATAAAGGATATGTTTGTAAAGAAAGGAGAATCTGTATATACCTGCCTTGATAAAAATCTTGATTCGAATACCAGAAGATGGATGGCTAACAAAAGTCGTAAATTAAATAGAGTCAAGATGTTATCAAAAATAATATTCTCAGCTAGAAACAGAAATATAAATAAGATATATAAGGTAACTAAAAAAAGAACTGTCAAATTCAATGTGTCATATCTTATGGATAGATTGAATATAAAGTTATCAAAAGAAGGTATGATGCTAATATCCCAAAGAACGGTATATCGGATGATAAAAGAAGTTCTTAGTATGTGCTGTAAGACTATATCCGATTTATATGATGAGGTAAAGAAAAACAACGGAATAGTTAATACCAAAGATAGGAAGAACGTAACTATCGGACACCTAAGACTATCATACAGAGGAAAGATAATGCATATAATCATCGCCGAAGATTTTATAAAAGACGTCTTTTTAGGGGTAAAAGGGTCCGAGATGAGTAAAGCTGGATGATTTGAGTATCAGATATAAAATTTAATATTTATATATTATTCACATTTATTTTTAATAGTTAATTATAACTATTCGTATCTTTGTACCATAAACATAAAAAGATATGGTAAAAGAAGATTTTAAAAATGAAAACGACCTCCTTCGTCATATTATGACGGTGGATAAAAACGTGGAGCAAGGTCGTGCCTTGAAAAAGATTTTCACCACTAGGGAGAATCTATTTATTACCGGTAGAGCTGGTAGTGGTAAAAGTACGTTCATGAGACGTATCGTAAAGTTCTTGGGTAAATGTGTTATAGTAGCCCCCACTGGTGTTGCGGCCCTGAACGCCGGAGGACAAACCATTCACTCTTTCTTCGCTATAAAAAACGATCCTTACATCCCCTCAGTAGAGAGGAATATGTTATCAAATAAGGTTGATGTAAGTCCGTTCATGAAAAGCAAGGTCAAGAATCTTGATACTATCGTTATCGATGAGATTAGTATGGTAAGACCCGATTTGCTTGATGAGGTTGCCGATATACTTAGACAATGCAAACGAAGCAGGGAACCTTTTGGTGGAGTTAGGCTGATTATGTTCGGCGATCTGTCACAATTACCTCCTGTAGTGACCGTTGATGATTTTATTGATAAGTATTATGAAAGCCGATTCTTTTTCTCGTCAAAGGCATTAAGAGCCTCAGGATTCTCGGTAATTACCTTCGATAAGGTATTCCGTCAAAAAGACCCACAACTTTTGTCTGTATTGGAGGATATAAGATGTGGGGTTATTACAGAGGAATCTAGATCTATCCTAAAATCAAGGGTGATATACCCTGAGAATATGAATGATACTATAGTAATATGCTCAACCAATAAGGAGGCTTATGAGATAAACAAATCTAATCTTGATAAGATAGAGAATAAGGTATTTAAATTCGAGGCTAAGATATTCGGTGAAAAACCTGCGGCTCCATGTGAGGATGAACTTATAATAAAAGTAGGAGCTAAGGTTATAATAACGAGGAACGGTAATGGATATGTGAATGGTTCTATGGGTGTAGTAACAGATATAGACCCATGTGATGACGCTATATCGGTTCAGCTTTCCGATGGAAGTGAGGTTTATATAACTAAGGAAAAATGGGATAAAATGAAATATAGGCAAGTAGATGGATCTTTAGAAGGAACGTCTTGTGGTTATATCATCCAATATCCGTTAAGATTAGGATACGCTATCACTTCTCATAAAGTTCAGGGGATGACATTAGACAATATATTCGTTGATATGAGTAGGGCTTTTGAGATCGGTCAGATATATACCGCTCTTTCAAGGTGTAGATCAATTGATGGTCTTTATCTAAAATCAGTACCTAATGATAACGCGATATTGTTAAGTGAGAATGTATCAAATTTCATGGAGAAGGTGGATGATAACGATGGAGTGTTCCTGCCGGAGAAAATATCTGATATCGGTAAGGGTATGATAAAGAAGCAACAGGATTTATTTAACTTTGAGGAATTTGGATTATAATGGCTAAGAAAGAACTTTTTTCAGACGTAGATGAATTAGTATCATCTTTAAATAAAGAGCTTGGAGAAGGCTCGATAATGAACTTCGGCGATGATAAGCCTATAATATCCATACCAAGGGAAAGCACTGGTTCGCTGGTGGTGGACAAGGCCCTCGGCGGCGGATGGGCGGTAGGCCGGATCCATGAGCTGGTCGGCATGGAATCTTGTGGCAAGACCATGATGTGTACGTTAAGTATGATCGAGTTCCAGAAAAAACATCCCGATAAGCTGGTAGCTATAATAGACGTGGAGAACGCTTTTGATATTGAGTACGCTAGGAAAATGGGATTGGATATAAACCGGTTTTTGATCTCCCAGCCAAGCTACGGTGAGCTGGCTATTGACATCACGGCTAAGCTGGTGGAGTCCGGCAGGGTAGGATTTATTGTCGTGGATTCCGTGGCAAATCTAGTCCCGAAGAAGGAGATCGAGGGTGATATGGAGGATAGTAACATGGGATTGCAAGCTCGATTGATGTCAAAGGCTATGAGAGTTCTTACAGGGATCGTAAACAAAAGCGACTGTGTTCTGGTATTCATCAATCAGTATCGGGAGAAGATCGGTGTTATATACGGAGATCCTAAGGTAACGACCGGAGGTAACGCTCTTAAGTTCTATGCCTCTATCCGTATGGAGATGGCGAGAAAGAAGGTTATATTAGGTGAGGACGGATCTTCAGTAGGTCATGAGGTCAGGATAAAGGTGCTGAAGAATAAGACCGCCGTACCGTTCCAGATAGCCGAGACAGCCTTATATTATGGAGTTGGGTTTGACAAGGAACTTGAACTTTTGAAGTTATGCGAGGAAACAGGTATCTTTACCCGTAAGGGATCATGGTACTGGTACGGGGATGTCCGGGTAGGGAATGGGGTGGATAATACGTTAATTATCATGAGAGATAATCAAGAATTGTGTCAAGAGTTAAGAACTAAATTGAATTTGTAATCATGGCAATAGGAGTAAAATTTGTAGACGTAATACCATCCAGCGTAGAGAACGCTGTCGAGGTTAAGAAGGGGGATGTAAAGAACTATCTGTTCGTAGGTATTCCCATGAGTGAATTTATCGGGAAGAAATATGAGTATGAGGGATTCATATACATGTGCCTACAGGGTGTCACCGGTGGTACGGAACTTGGCGGCGATATAGCCATAGCCGTATTAAGACCGGTTCGACCAGCGACAGGACAGGCTTCTTATCATTTGGTGTCGTATACACCTCTTACGTATACGAGATCTGATGTAGCGATATTACTTAGAAATGGCGATTTTAAGGTTGTTAAACGAGACGATTGTAATCTTATCTAATATGGGAACATATATCTCGATAAAATCAACGGTAAACGCATTCAGGTACGGTATTGATCCTATACCTGAATGGTTCGATAAGATATCTAACAAGACTGATGAGGTTGATGTTATGGTTGAAGGGAATAAGGTAAAGGCATTGGATATAAGGCTAGAAAATGGCATTCTACGGGCTTTTTACGGTTATTATATAGGTATGTATCCGGATAACTCGATACAGGTGTTTAGACCTGAGGATTTTCATTCATTATATACCTTAAAAATATGAATATAGCGATAGGAATAGATCCGGGTATAGATACCGGAGGATTGTCCATGATCCCAGAAAATGGCGAGGTTAAGGTAATTATGACTCCAAGGATATCGGCTAAGGGGGATATAGATCTTAGGGCTATATCAAGCTTCTTCCTCGATGCCGCTGACAAGATCCAAGAAAAGGGAGGCGGGACGCTGGCGATCGCCGTCGAGGACGTCCATAGCATCCACAACAGCTCGGCCGCCAGCAACTTCACATTTGGCGGGAGACGCCGGGAACCGAACGCTCTATTTGCGATGATGGTGGAGATGATGGAACGATACGAATCGCATCCAGATGTCAGGTTCATGTTCGAGGAAGTCCAGCCAAAGACATGGCAGAAGGAGATTCACACTACCGCCGATCGGGTGTATTCAGCGGCTAAGTTAGATACGAAGGCTACATCCATCCGATGTGCTATCCGCCTTTTCCCTTTGGTGTCTTTCGTAAAACCATGGTCAGGGAAAGGAGTACAGCCAACTAAGATACAAGATGGAATGTGTGACGCTATACTTATAGCCGAATATATTAGACGTAAGTTTAAATTATTTTAATACTATTAAGTATTTATTATATTTGTATTAATATAATTATGATTACATTTGCAATGTCATGTAAAAGTTGTTTATTATAACCTCGGATAATATGTAAGATGTTGAAAAATATTTTACATATACCGGAAACGGTCAGGTTATTAGCCTAAGTGCTTAGAGCACTACGTTACCTTAGAATGTATAGTTACCCTAGGGTGTTTATCCAAGCCCAAGGCTCTAAGGCAAGTGGTTAAACAGGAGTAGCGTATTCGGCAAAACAGTGCTGCTTGTATGAAACCTTTGGTAACATTGGCGATGGGTACTAACAGGATTTTTATCCTGATTTATCCCATAATCGGGATTCATACTCCGGAATCATTTCCGGTTTCGGAGTATGATTTTTATAAAGCTTGTACATGAATTATGGATGATAAACAAATAAAATATGTTATATGGTATTGAAGTGCTTGTCGAAATCATTAAATGAGAAGTTGGGTAAACTGGAGACGGTGGTTAAGAACGCCGGTTCCAACTCCCTTTATAAGGATCTTAAGATAGATGTTGTCAATAATCTGGCTTATATCACTTCCGTAAATGCCAAGGTATGTGTTATAGAGCGATTGGAGGTCGAGGCTGACTCTAACTTCTCTTTCTTGGTAGAGGCAAGCTCTTTTATTAAGTTCATGAAAAAACAGAAGAATTGTGAGATTACGATACTGCTTTCGGATAGAAAAGATCAGATCACGATCCACTACGCTTCTGGTGAGTATAGTTGTCCGGCTTTTGATATCAATACATTCCCGCAGGTACATAAGATACTTGATGGAGGAATTAAGGTTAAGATGAGCGATTATGTTTCGGTTCTTAACAAAGCCAGCGATTATACGGAGGTAGATGACTTTTATCCATGCATCGAGAATGTGGTTATTGATATTGATGATATTAATATTAATATAGTAAGTACGGATAGAAATACTATTTACAGGTATTTTGTCCCTAATCAGGATAAGGTAGAGAAGATGTTTATCCCGGTATCGAACGAATCTGCGATATTGCTTGATAAGCATATCAATAAGTCATCGGATATGTTGTCTATAAAAGTGGACGATACTAAGACTTATTTCTCTACGCCTGATATGGATATGTATGAGACCCATTTTGAGGGTAATTATCCAAATTGGAGGTTCGTGGACGAGCATTTTGTCAAAACAAGTACCTATGTCTTTGATAAGGATCTACTCGTCCAAGCCCTCCAAAACAATCTTAAGGTAAATGAATTCGATCATTGCAAGTTGATATTTACCGATAAAGGATGCGATATTATGTCAGAGAACCCGTCTTCAGGTAAATCATGTAAGGAAAGACTTACCCCTTTGTCTCATTATGGTGAAGATATTGTATGCAACGTGTTATGTGGAAGATATCTGGGTATCATAAAAAGCATATCGTGTAATAGGATAGTTATCGAGCATGATCATAAATCTCATTTCAATAAGGTTTATGGGGAGGATAATAAGAACGAGTATTTCTTGTCATCATCAATTATTGTTTAACGTTTAAATATATATAATATGGGAGTTCGTGAAAATCAATTATCATCTAATACACAATACTTTAATATAAGTGGAGGTGGTGTATTATATCAATCGTCAAGAGATCCTAAGGAAGGTTTCGAGGAACATATAAATGAGAAGACAGGAGCCGTATCCTACTGGAGGGTTTTCTGGAACGGTATAGAAGGATATCTTTCCGATATTTTTGTATTAGAGCAGGAGATGAATGGCGCTAAGACAAATTTCTTATTTATAAAGATAAGCGATGAGGAAGGTAATTATGTTATAAAAGTTCCGTTGATGACCTCAAGAGGCGGTATTAACAGCTATGTTAAGTCTCTTGTAAGATACTTGCCTAATATCGACCTAAAACGGAAGATTGTTATCAATCCTGCGCATACTAAAAAAGGAGAGCAATACGCTCCTGGTAATTTCTTTATCTCATACGCTAGGGAGACTCCAGACGGAAAAGATGAGCTTATCCAGCAATATTATAAGAATGGACAGAATGGATGGCCTGACAGGGTTGAGAGCACGGATATTATGGGTAACAAGAAGTTTGATTATACCGCCCAAGACGCTTTCGCCTATCAGGTACTTAATAAGTATATTCAAAGCATTAAAACAGATGGTGTGAAACCTGCTCAGTCGGCAATCCAAAACAATGATGGTGAGGCTACAACGCAAACGCCCCCACCGTCATATCAGGCGCAGGCCCAGCAGCAGACACCTCCTCCATCATACCAGCAACCTCCTCAATATCCTCCTTTTGGAGATGACGATGATCTTCCATTTTAATTAACTAATTAAAAATCAGAAAGTTGATGGAAAGTAATTTTAATATATCTACTAAAGTGAACCGTGTCTCGATGCCTACCCAAAATAAGGTAGATACGGTTATGAAGAACTTAGGGCATCGACCTTGTGTAGCGTATTCCGAGGAAAAGGATATGTATTATAAGGATGGAGAATGGGTAGCGTCAGATCTTGACGCTACTATCTTACCTCTTAGGGAGATGTTCGAAAAGACATCTGATTTGAAGTTAGGATTGAAGATCGTTTATTTAATAATCAAATTATAATGACCAGTATTGAGGATATTAAAAAACTTCTGGAGAGTAAGTCGTTTACATCAGCTAGAGACCTTGACGAGTTTGAGGAGAAGCCGGATGATAAACAAAACGAGGTTAGACTGAATTGCGAACCTATGGTAGGGATGGTGGAGAAAGAGGGAAAGATCTTCCTTAACTCCGTAAGATTCTCGAAAGCATGGAACTCGTTGGGTAAGGATATTCCTATTAAACAGGGTAATGCCTTCCCATTAGGACAGGGTGATGTCCTTGATATAGACACAGGGGTATGGGCATCGTTCCCGGATAATACCATAGGGGTGTTGATGATGCTGCCGTCGTTTACCGGAGATACGGGACTTACTTTGGTAGGATCACCGTTCGTCTCGTCTAATAACGGGAATATCATGATCAGGGTCACTAATGTCCGTAAGGATATGGCTATAGTCGAGAAAGACAAACATATAGCTGAGTTAATTATAGTCGGCAAGATAAAAGCCGATATTCGTGAAACTTATAACAGTGATAAAAATGTTCGGATTGAAGATAGTAAAGAGTAGTTATATAAATACACTAAAACAGGATCTTGATGAGGCTATTAGCTACTCAAGAAGATTAAAAAAGGATTACGATGATGCCCGCAATAAGATAACGGAATTGGAAGAGAAAGTAAGGTATCTTGATACGCTTGTCGATTCTCTTGATATGGATATAGATTCCAAAGATTCTCATATAGTTAAGATGGGAAATGAGCTTAGTAAGTCAAGAGAGTTATATGATGAGTCAGTAAAAGAGAAAGAGGTTCTTAAACGGGCTTATATGGATATCGAGAAGAAACATAAACTATCATCCAAATTACTCGATGAGGCTAGAAGAAGATACAAGGAACTTGAGGATCAAAATAGGGCTATGTCCGATCGTATCAAGTATCTAGAGAATCATATCGATCCAGAGGCTTTAGACAGCGATGTGCCTTATGAGGTTGTTGTTGATGAGGATAAGATGGATCCTAATTCCGGTCATATTGATATACATGAAAATAACGCCTCTGAGGTCGCTGATGCCGGCAATGACGTAAATGTCGAGAATAAGGCGGAGGATAAGAAGAAATCTAAGAAACGTAAAAAATCTAAGAAAAGTGAATAAGATCTTGTTTTTCTTGTTAACGTTATTTACCTTAGCGGTTGTCGGATGCAGTACGTCAAGAACCTATTATACGGAATATGATACTACTGACATATCTTATGTAGTGGATTCTATAGTGTCTTCCGGGACCGTGATGGGCCAATGGAAGGAGTGGCGGTTTACGCTGGACGACGGCCGGGTCGATAACTTTAGCTTCACCGCCCTGTACGACGCCAAGGGAAAGGCTAGGGGGTCTATACAGGTAAGGCAAAGATCCGATACGTTTAATATCAAGATAATTGATTACCATAAAAAGGATAAAAAATGAGTTACGGGTTAGGATATATACCATCCCCTGTGGATGACAGAGACGCTATCATGAACATGCAGCACGAGGCTGTTCCTGATGAGTATAAGATCAATAATGTCGATAGCGTAGTGGATCAAGGATCTTCTCCTATTTGCGCTGCGGTAAGCTTAGCTGAGATACTTAACTGGAGAAAGAGTATAAGGGCTATTAAAAGACCGGCTAAGATCTCTCCCTACGATATATATGATCTGAGAGAGGATAAGGATCAAGACGGGATGGTTCTTCGTGACGCTATCAAGTCTATCAAGAACGTAGGCGTAGATGGGGAGAAAATAAACAGTTACGCTAGGATCATAGATCCGGTATCAGCTAAGGTGGCTTTGATGCTGAATGGGCCTCTGGTTATAGGTCTGTATTGCTATAATTATGGTAATCGATTCTGGCAAGGCCAAGGGCAGAACTTGGGAGGTCATGCCGTTATCCTCACCGGCTGGGACAAGGCCGGCTTCGTCCTACAGAACAGTTGGGGGACGGGATGGGGTAGGTCTGGTGTAGAGACATTCCCGTTCGAGGATTGGCGCTATATGCTAGAATGTTGGACAATAGTTTCATAAAGTTACTATATAAACTCCGAGAAATTACTATCCACATCCTCTTGTGAAAGCCGATGTGGTGTATTTAGGACCCGTAGATCAATTGGTTGGATCATCTGGCTCATAACCAGCAGGTTGTCGGTTCAAGTCCGGCCGGGTCCACAGTTGGATTAATAATGTTTGTCATTAGGTTTAGAGTTTAGATTTATGTAGTGTCCTTGTCTGGGAGGATCAGGACGCTTAAAGGGGAGTTAATTTAACGGATAGAATTTACGATTCCTAATCGTAGCGTGGATAAGGGTTCGATTCCCCCACTCCCCACATGGTGTTTTCTTAAACATATTCCCGTAGGTCGGTAATTAACGATAACCGGTAGACAGCCTACGGGAATTAATAAAATCTTACGTGCTTAAGATCGCTTTCAGTTCTATTTTTCGTGTGTAATCTATAGGAGGGTAGCACGACCCTCCTATTTATAATAACTATTTGGGATGGACATTAATCAAATAAAAACGTATCTACCATCAGGATGGGATGTGGTTGATCTAATAGATCACGGCATAATCGATCTTGATATCATGAACGGGAAGATGATTGGTGAGTATGTGGCTGTGTTGATGATAAAGTCTTATGATAAGATTACTGAATCACATAACTTAACTACTTTCTCGTTCCATGATAAGGATATGGGTGGATTACGGAGATTGGTATCGAACGCTATAATGGCGGTTGGGTTAAGGAATAATCCTCTGACAGGAGATGGGAACACGGCAATCAAATAAAGGTGCTGAATACACTGAAAGAGGGATATTGGATATCCTTAACAGACAGTTCTTGGTATCTCCTAGATGGATTATAAACAACTTGTATGTCTATAACTGGGAGTCCGATTATCTGGCTATAACCAGATCCATGTACGCTTATGAGGTTGAGGTGAAGATCTCGTTGGCTGACTATAACAAGGATTTCGAGAAGGAGGGCAAGCACCAAGTAATGCAAGGCTGGTTCGAGGCTCGGAAGCAAGCCCTGTACGAGACCGGGGACTGGGTCAGGTACGGCCGCCCCAACTACTTCTACTACTGCGTTCCGGATGGGTTGGTTGATCCTAAGGACATACCTCCGTACGCAGGACTCGCTTATGTTTGTGGCAGGAATTTGAGAAAGATCAAGGACGCACCTATCCTGCATCGTGATAAATTTGACCCAGAAGCTTATAAGATGGCAGACAAATTCTACTACAATTGGTGGAACGAGAGACGTAAAGCCAGACAGATAGAAGGGAAGGATATGAAAGATGAGTTCAGGAAGAGCATGAAAAAGGTGAAGGATAAGATAACCGTCGATGCCAAGATCAGGGCGATGGAGGCGTTCTGGAGCGTCTGCGATTATGCCTACTGGCCGTACGGGGGAAGAGGGGTGCCCGGAATGAGACCCAACTGTTCCGCTTGTGGCGAGGAATGTAAATTACAATGCCCGAAAGGGAAAGAATTTAAAAACAAGATAAAATGAGTAAGATTAAAGATTTATTGGCAAGAGCCATTTCATTAGCCTCAGAGCAACCTATGAGCTATAAAGAGGCAATTGAGTTGCTTGATGGTATAGATACGTGTAAGGTCAAGATATGGCTGGAAAAAGGGGCTAAGCTGCCTGAATACGCTCATAAAGAAGATGCTTGCATGGATCTATTTGTAAAGAATATAGAGCTTGATAGCGGCAGAATCATATATCATACTGGTGTACATGTAGCGCTACCTGAAGATTATGAGATGGAAATCCGTCCACGTAGTGGTTTTACTAATAGCGAGCTAATTATGCAAAACGCCCCTGCTACCATTGATGAAGGATATAGTGGGGAAATTATGATAGTTCACAGAAAAATGGATAGGAATAGTCCTTATTATTGTAATGTAGGTGGTAAGGTAGCACAACTTCTTATTCGTAGACGGGAACGTATCGTATGGGAAGAAGTGGAGTCATTAGAAGATCTTGGAAAATCTGATAGAGGTGATAATGGATTTGGAAGTACAGATAAGATAAATAAAGATGGCTTCATGACCAGCGAACGTCGGTTAGGAAACCACCGTGGTAATGAATGATATGGAAAACAAAAATACATCATCCACTACTAATGAGGGCTTGAAAGAAATTGACAAACAAACAAATCCTGTTATGTATGGATGGAGATGTCCGGTATGTGGAAGAGTATATTCTCCCTACGTATCTATGTGCGCTTATTGCGGTAATAATAATATGAATCATATTACATGTAAAGTTACTGGATAATTGATATGAGTGGAAGAATTAAAATAAAGCCCAAGGATAAGGATAAGAGACCTAAGATCGATGTATTTAAGGTAATAGAGAACCGGTTCAAGAATATGAACGAGCTTCGGGATCTGATCGACATGGATCCAAGGAAAGGGCTGGTCAGGATCCGGGACGGGGCAGGCTTCAGAGAGGTGGAGCGGGGCGGGTGCCTGCACCGGAACTACCTTAACCTGTTGGAGGAAGAGCTGGGCGCTAAATTATCCATAGATCTTATAGAAAGGTATATCAAAAGATAATAATATATTAAATCGTAAAATTATGAATAGATATGTAAAGAAACCAATTGCGATAGAAGCCGTAAAATGGAAAGGCTTTAATAATGATGAGATCAAGGATTTCGCTGGTGATAGCGTTAAAATAGAAGTTATTCGTGAAGGTGATGCGGATAGAGGTATACCTCCTTGTATTGATTGCAGTATAAAAACCCTTGAAGGTGTTATGACAGCCAATGTAGGTGATTATATCATAAAAGGGGTAAATGGAGAGTTTTATCCTTGTAAGCCTGATATATTCGAGAAAACATATTTACATGAAGATGAGATGGGTAATATATCCGACGGGTATCATACATTTAACGAACTATATAGATATCGAATGCTTTACAATGCCGCTTTCTTCAATGAGCTGGCTAAAGGCGATATAAAGGTCTGTAAATCACATAAGCATCATGATGGAGAGGAATGCTTCGGCGGAGGGTGGTTTATCGTAATGGCAGAACTGCCAACGGGACAGATATCCAATCATTATGAGAACCGGTATTGGGAGTTGTTTAATATCCCTGAACTTGATACGGCATGGGAATGGGATGGACATACGCCTAATGAGGCCGCTGATAGAATAGAATCGTATTTGAAGTCAAATTGATATTAATATCTGCCCTAGGAATTACCTAGGGCAGGTTCGTTTTATATACCGAAGTGTCTACCACGATCTGGCTATCCATATCCTCAATCAACTCAATGATCTCATCCCTTATATCGTAAGAAAGCAAGATCGGGATTATGGTTAACATAAAAGATAGTAGTATCCCGAATCCTATTATGACAAGGATATCATTATATCCTATATCTAATATCGGCATGACAAACATCAACCCTGACGTGAATATCATTACAAACAACGTGGATATCTCATTTATCATATCCCTCTCCATTACGTCTTTAATCATATCTCCTCGACTTTAGTATGGTTTATTATCCTACTGATATGACGGATACTTAATCCCGTCCTGTCCTTTATCTTACCATATACGTAGTTCCTAGACACGACAGTAGCCAAATCACATAGCTCATTAAGTATCTCATCATACATCTTATGTACCTCGTTGTTGCGGATAACCGTACTATCCCTTACATATATCTTCTCGATATCTTCATCGCAGAAGAAGATCTTGATCTTATGAAGTATGTCTCTAAACATGATTTTAGTTTTGTTCCAAAGATATGAATTTTTGATATCCAGTCAAAGACAATACCTGAGAAGCCAAAAAGAACGGGGGGCGGTGGTAGGACGGGGGAGGCCCATAAGGATGAGGTCTCCCTCCTTCCCTTGGTACTACACTATCCTTACCGTTACTCGATAGTTACCATGAGAACTTTTCCCATAGGCATAAGATTCACATCCCGAACAAAGATCAGTTACTATACAATTATCGTTTAATACATAATCACCATCCCAAGTTACATAACTTTCATCTAAAACCTGAGTCTTTAATTCAGTTCTGTAAGTGAAATTAATGATCTTCCCAGGATCTTCTATCACCGTTACAGGAACAAAATTAGTTATCCTATTCCCGTATATCACCTTATTAGCCAACTCGCAATGCATACCCGAATTATATTGATACGTAAGGGTTCCCTCTATAATACCTCCACTTATGCCCAAAATAACATTGTACTCATTTTTCGGATTTAGATATGATATCTGGCCACTTATGCTTATAGTTTTTATCTTCTTATCGCGATATATATCAAGATAAGATCCGTTAAAACCAGGTTGATATGGCTTCCCATCAATATATATATCTACAACGCCAAGACACATATTCTTGTTTATATTAACACGGTAGTGGATCTTACCGGAAGAAGAAGTCCTGCGCCTAAACATACCCCCTCCTTATCTGAGGGTTAAAATACCCCCCCCCCATGTATTTAACTTTTTTATTCATAATATGTTATGTTTTAATTATATCGCAAATATAATAAAATTAATGAGAAGGCCGTGAGGGGACGATGGATGGATTTGATGGGGATATGGGGATATGGGGATATGAGGGATATGAGGGATATGAGGGATATGAGGGATATGAGGGATATGAGGGACGGACCACCTCCCCGAAATCGGGCCGTGGGGTCTGCCGTTTTTTGGACCGCCCCCCCCCAATCCACGAAGGGCGGAAAAAAGGAACGGCAAACGACTAGCTAACCAAAAAGGAATGCTTATTTTAAATTTAAATTGTTGATTATCAATGATATAAACCAATATTTTAATATACATTTACATTTGATTAGTTTTATTATATATAATCGTTGAATTTTTATTGTAAAATATTTGTTTGAGAATAAAACATGTATTATATTTGCAATGTGAGATAACAATATTAACAAACGAGGCGTGCTAGATGCCTATACAAGTCCCTAGGGCAAGGGCAAATCTAATGACAAGTAAAGATATTAACAAAGTACAAAACGAGGTAAAAAAAGCAAGTGAGAAAACATTGACAGGTGCCGTCAAAGCTTGGTGCCAGCTATTTAAATCTGGCAAAGAAATCAACGAAATATTGAAGGATAACGATATTAAAGTAGATAAGGCTATTGTGCCCGCTTTGGTTGCTTTGGCAAAGGATAAGGAGGTTGTGATACAACTTTGTAAGGAGATACTGCCACGTGTGGATGAAACCTTTTGCGCCTACAAGGAGATCGAAAGAGTATATCTCGATAAACAGGATCAGGATAAAAATACAAAGTTTCCAGAGAATAAGGTGGCAGAAATATCGATAACGGGCAAAGCGCACAAACGATTTGGATATAACGAGCCAATAGAATACGATGGTGGTGTATACTATGATGTGTTTAACGGCACTGATAAACGTATTATAAGATGCGCCGTTCCTATTAAGCGGTATACTTATAATTTAATCGCTAAGTGTGTTACCTACTATTTGACACACCCCAAAAATGAAAGATAGCAAATAATTAGCCCCTATATCATTTGTATATAGGGGAGTTATGGTAATACACCTATGCGTTCCCGTCGCGCTACTGATTTAGACTAAATAGGTGAGATATTTGACATTTTGATATAAACATATTGCTGGTTGTTAGGGTCTCGAGAACTTGCAGTAGATAGGCCGCCGCTTAACAATGTGGTTTAAGTACTATTCTAGTCCAGACTAGTGCTATTATCTTTTGGTTTATATCAATCCGGTAAGTACACTAGGTAACCTAGTAGGCCGTGTAAAATCACGGGGTACGTTGGTGTATATACGCATGTATAGGGCGTATGTCCATACGTTGCTAGAGTAACACGTATGGAGTGCATAACGGAGTTATAACCGTGCTAATGTATCAAAACAATAGCGTTTAAGGTGGCTTAAATACTTATGCGCTATATGTAGTAGCAAAATAACAACCCTTACAAGGGTATTTTGTGCGGTTAAATTGACGGACAAAGTGCGCCTTGTCGATACGTATCACGGACAACGTATGTGCGTATTTGGTCGGCTTCGTTGTCGGCAAAGGGACGAAACCAAATAAGATAGGGGGGGCGTGCGGGCGTTCGGCTGGTAGTATCGATAACGCCGGCCGTATTGCCCCCGGCCTCCCGTTTCTTATTGGTGTAATTAAAAGAATAGATTATGTACAAGAAAAAGTTTGATAATCTGAATAGGAAATTATCCATTCAAAGAAAAAAGGCTTTAGAAACGGTTAAAGTAGCTCAAATTGAGTTTTACACGGAGCTAACCAAAGAGCTATATTTATCCAACAAATTAGACTGCAGTAGGGAGTCGGATAAATGCAGGCGGAAACGTGTTAGTTACATGGCAAACAAATTACGACAGTAGTCGTTTGTTTTTATTTGATTTTAAAGTTTGTGCCCTTTCGTACTATAGTGATATAGGACGGGAGGGCTTTTTTGTGCCTATATTTTACAATATGATATTATAACAATGCTTTTACTTACGCATAAAAGTGTCAAGGCGGCAAATTTTAAGCCTTAATTATAAATGTGTAAGTAAAATACTTTATTATGTATCATTTTGTCTATATCTATATTCATACGGACGGGTGAATTGTGCCCTTATGTATGGTTTCGTGCGTGAATCGATCCTAAAAGGTATATAATAGGCGGTACTTATTGTATATTTTTTATCTATATCTGGGCTTATCTTCCCTTAGAGGAAGCTCTATGGGTTGATGTATATTATGTTATTGATACTCAATTGATTATATTATTTGAGTGTAATTTTAAAATCGTGGTTACTTATTGTATATTTTATGGGATTAGTTATATATTTCGTACTTACTTTGTTTTGTGGGTACATGGCATTTGAGTTGGGGCGGTATGTTATAGCTACGGGCGACGCCCTGCCTTTAATCATAGTTCTTTTATTGGCTTTATTATCAATACATTGCATAAAGCGGATATATAAGGCAATCAAGAACAAGGATCTCGACATCCTAGACTAATCTGGCGTTCCACGTGGAACAATCTGGAGGAAGGTCTCGGGTTTTGCGCTGAAAGTTGATGGGATTGATTTGTTTTGCGGGAGGGGACACCTCCAAACAAGGGAAATCAAGGGGAATCAAGGGAAATCAAGAGGAGTCAAGGGAAATCAAGGGAAATCAAGGGGAATCAAGGGGAATCAAGGGAAATCAAGAGGAGTCAAGGGGATCAATGTGAACCGAGGAAAAACGAGATGAAATAAGGGATCCCGGGAAACAATAGGGAAGGGGAACAAGGGTATCTTTATAGTAAGGGAATCTTATGTGTATGAAGGTATGTCTATGTATGGGTGTATGTGTTTCTTTGGGTGATGGAGGGAGTGTAGGAAGCCAAGGGAAACGGGCGGCGGCGATGGCGTGGGGTCGGCCCCGCTGGTCGTCCGTTCCCTGTTCTCCTTTGGCGGTAGTGTAATATTAAAAATCTGATAGTGATATGACAAAAGAGGAGGCGAAAGAAAAGTTCGGCGATAATATAATAAACGAGTTGTTGTCGCTTGGTGCTGAACCGACAAATGTATGCAGGAATGACGATATTGTGGAATGGTGCAGTGATGGATGCATAAAAGTGGGCGATATTGAAGTATGGGCTTACTATTACTTTTATGAAGGAGAGAACCCTGATTTATGTAATTGGGAGGATCGTATGGAGATAGAGGTAGAGGAATGTTGGATTTAAAATAGGTTGATATGAGATTCATGTATTTAACGGAGCTTAGAGGAAAGGATATATGCGTAGGCGACAAAAAGTGCAAGAGGGTAAAAATATATGTAGGCAGGCCGTTGGCGGATACGCCTAAAACCTGTAAACAAATAGGTGGATTTGTAGCAAAAGAACTATCCAACGCTTATAACAGCGGTTGTGTTTCCATCTATGAAGCAAAGGATAAAACGCTCAGATATTCGGTTTATCGAGACGGTTGTTTTTATCCTTATTACGGGAAATTAGAGGTGGTAGAATAATACCAATGGGAACGGGCGGCGGTGTCACGGCGTGGTAGGCCACGGGTGTCTACCGCCGTTCTTTTTGGAGTGGTAATATAAAATACTAATAGTATGGACGAAATTATGAAATTACAAGATGAAGCGCTGCTTTATCTGCGTGATAATATTACAAAGGGTGAGGCGTATTATATCCTTACGACTGATAAGGAAATGATAGAGATTCTTATATCAGATAAGAAGGACGGAAGCAAACGTATCAAGATTCTTGATATGGAATATACTATCGAGAAGGATGATATGTTATTGTTGTTCGATACAGATGGGATAATAGACGAATGTCTTTTGGTTGCCAGCTGCATAGGGGTAAATATGTATTTTCGCAGGCAAGATGTCAACGCTATTTTGAATAACATCAATAGAGAGAAAGTTATGGGATATCCTTACATAGCTATTCAGTTAGATAATATACAAACTATAGAAAAGCGTAGGGTTATTTTCGATATAACCGGACATAGGATGGATGATAACAAAGAGAGAATAGATTTTATGTTTGTTTATTTTATGGCAAGATTATGCGTATAAGAAGAACTGTAAAGGAAAGGGATATTGTAAAGGTATGGGTATTCGGGTACGATCGAAAGCTTATAAAATCGGCGGCGGATTCCGGGTTCAGAAACATGTCGGAGGTATTATCTTACGCTAATTGTATGGCAGGAGATAAACCTGTAGATCATATTAGGGTCTCGAATGAGAATCGTGGCTGGTGTGGATCGTATACTATATATGGTAGGGAGATAGATTAGTTTGATAGTGAACAACAAAGGAGGTGTGTATGAATAATGTTATAACAAACGCCAATGGCGTGAAGGTAAAAGTAAGGGTGTATGATATTGGTGATGGGGAGGTAGATAGATACACGATAATATGTGTAAGTGATAAGGGTAAAGATAGTAGTGGGTTGGTATATTATCCTGTGTTTGCATGCAGCGAAAATCCATTTCATCCACAAGGAATAGGAATATATGTTGGTGATTATTATCCATATAGGAGACATTCATACGATTTCGGTAAAAGAGTTAAGGATCTAGCATCCTTACCAGAAGAGGTGATTAAGTACATAAAAATAATAACGACATGAACGAAATAGTTTACAACAATTACGATTTAGTGGCTTTTGAACAAGATGGAGAAGTGGTAGTGGCCGTAACATTTTACAGATATTACAAGAAGAAAGCTAAGGGCGAGGTTAATTATAGATGGAGAACCAGATGCCCGGAGTTGGTGGATAAGATTGTAAGACACCGTACCAAGGTGTTTACCGGCCAGCTTATTCAGTTAGCGAAGGCGTATGGGGAGAAAAGGGTCATTAAATATCAAAAACAGGAGGAAGAGGTATGTCAAAATACGACAGGGACGCTATAGAAATATATATACTAGATCATATAGATACTGATAATTACAAAAAGCAGTTTAGATATGATAGGGAGTATCTGGTTTTTATGCTTAACGTATTTAAGGATGAGTATAAAGAGCATATCAAAAGGGATGGGATTGAGAAAGCTTTCGAGGATTATATAATGACTCTGCCATCTATATTTAGTGTAGATGTAGCAAATTATAAGATCAAAGACTTGTTACGTTCATGGGAAGTGGAGTTCGATGATGATGATGATGAGATATACATCTTGTACAAAAAGATCATAAGGGAGGTTTTCTTCAAGATGTGTAATGATATGAACATTAGATTTTAGTTTGTTAATATTGTGACCATGACCTTGGCGGGGTGGAAGGATATATCATAATCGTACGTGTGCGGATATGATCCGGGGCCGGTTCCCGGCACCTTGGCGTAATTTAAATATAAGTAGTATGGAAGATAATATTTTAAAAAGAGCGGCAGCGGAATTAAAAGAAGCTGGTTGCAGGGTTTTCGCATGGCAGGATGATTTTTATAACAGGAGTTGGAACAAGGGTGATTATACGATGTTGTATTACGCCTTTCCTGATTCACCCAACATCGGGTATCTGAGTCATGGAGAATATGGAATGAGTGTAGCATATAGTAGAGCCTATATACCGAGCCGTGGAAGTGGATCGGGATGTCGTGTCAAGGAGGAAGCTACGTTCGATCTTGCGACGGCACTGGACGTGCTAAACGAGCCGTTACCTATGTGGTGTAAGTCTCATGGGGTTTATCCAGAACAATATAAGGATATTGATGGATGGTACAATAACAATAATCATAACAAAAAAATATTTAAGGAAATTTGATATGGAAGTAAAGGATTGGGAAAATCTGGTTTTGAATACAGAAGTAGGATCACATTGTTTTGTTACGCTGATTGATGATAAGGACATCGGTAGAGGTTATGCGCAGATCAGACGCGCTGAGCATTTCGGGTATAACATCTGTTTCACCCGATTATATGGGAATAAGTTTTATTTCGAGAAGATAGAGGAAGGTCGTACGCAACAATACATCAACAGGAGGAAATAGAATGATAATAGAATTTGATTTTGAAATATATAAAAGAGGAGATTACGATAAGGTATATCTACGCAATGGGAAAGAGGTAAGAATATTATGTGATAATGGGAAGGGGAATTGTCCTATCGTTGCAATGTTTGATAATAATAGCGGAAAGAATTATACCATCCTGCGTTATGATAAAACTGGCAGGAGATATATCGATCAACAATCAAACCTTGATCTCATGTTATCAGTGAAAGAGTGGGAGCCGGAATTATGGGTTGTTGTTATATCTTACATGGATAATAAGGATAAGAGACAGAAGATGGTCTTGCCTAATTTTTTCTCAAGGAATATAGGAGGAAATATATATCTTCAAGGAAGCTCTAAATCGAATGTATCATATTATGTTGGTAGGTTAGAAGAAGATGGGTGCTTCGATGAGCTGTGCGAGAAGATAAGGGTAAAAAGAGATCGTATTTATAACATGGAAATAATATCACTATCAGATGACAAGGCGACAGTTTAATCAGTTGATAAATGAGCTAGACGGCAAAAGCCCGTTTATCGTATTACATAGGGATGCCGTTGCGCCTAAATACGTGGGCGTGGAGGTGTCGAAGGATGGGATGGTATACAGATATGCGATAATAGGGATAAACGATGAGTATAAGGCTAAAAAAGCCCTTATTTCGAAAATATTAGGCATAGCTAGTTACCTAAATGGCAATAAGCCCTTAAAAAAAGGTTAATTAGATGTATTTATGACCTGCGGCATCATATACGATATAATGCCATAAATGACGTTGTATAGAGGATATGTATGATAATATGATAGATAACGCATTCGTGTCTTGATATCATAATATTATGCCATTATATCCTCTTTTTGTATAAAAAAGATAACAAATGATACAAACATCTTGAATATGGATGAGATTAATATAGGAGATGAAATTGTGTTTAATATAACCGGCAACCATAATATAGGATACACTAAAGGAGAAAAGTATATCGGGACAGTGTTAAGTAGGGATCACCGATCACGCCTTTATGTACGGACGATAGGAATGCCTAGGGCTTGTATTGATGAACGGGACGTGGATAAGATTATTGATACGGGTGATGATTTTGATATGGATGAGGCGATCCCGAATCCTGTGGCAAGGGAGTTGTATAAGTTGATGAGCAGGTATATTTATACGTTCGGAAAGTCTCATGAAAATATAAACGGATATATCGTGTATGAGTGTATAATGATGGGTAGGGATTTAAGACACAATGTTATGTGCCTGTTACATGGTCGTGGATTTGAGATACGGCATATTGATAGTTATTCTTGGTGGATGACTAATGAGAGGCTGATGTCCGAGGTAACATATGCGGAGGGGGATATTCATATAGTTGTTCATGAGTGTATGGAGGATTATGTGGATAATGTGAGATTTGAAGAGGAGTTTTATAAAAACAAGGGAACGTGATAAGATACTTACTTGTGATGGCGATGATAATATTGACACCACCAAAAGGGAACGGAGGCATGCCCCACGCCCCAAGGCCTGCCGTGGTAGAGGCACGGGTATGGGATAAGCTGGCGGCCGCCCTGTCTTTCGTGGAGTCAAGGAATGACGATCGAGCGTATAACGCCACTTCCGGGGCTTTAGGGAGGTGGCAGATGAAAAGGATATACGTTGATGAGGTTAATAGGATATTACGCCTTAAACGGGAGAAAAGGAGATATAGATACAAAGATCGAACGAACCCTGTCAAGGCTAGGGAAATGTTCGAGATATATCAATCTCACCACAATCCTAAAAAGGATATAGATCGGGCTATAAAGTTGCATAGAGGATTTCATTCTCCTATGTATGTTAAGGAGGTTAAATGTAAATTAAGGGAATAATATGAATCGTGAGGTATTAATAAATATCATTAATAGAGGTGGAATAAGGTTTATCCCAGTAAGAAGATGTTTCTTATGCAATGAATATGTAGGATATAAATTCGTTAGGATGTGTGATGGAAGTATGATACCGGTATTTTCTAGTGGATGTAGATGTTGTGGCATAAATAATGGGACGCTATCAGAAAGGACTTGGGATGAAGTGCTTGATCTTGTCAAAACGGTACAAAATAAGCCTATGAATGAGAGAACGGAGGAAGATGAATTTATATTAAATAGTTTAATATAAGGAGGTATTGTATATGAAATGGGTGATAATAAAAGGCGTTAGATACCCTATCTCCGTGGTGTCAGCCTTCGCTGCGTATTACGGGGATAATCCCTTTTTGAAGATAAGGATAAGAAACAAATATCACATAATTTATTTTGATAATATGGATTATCTGAATATTCGGATAAGGTATTTGATTAACAACTATCCTGACTTCGTGCAGATAGGGAATTGGTATATATCCAAGAAGCAGGTGATGTCGTGGGCACCCAAGGGGCAGGCCGTGGACGGGTCGGGCTGGGTCATATCCTTTTACCTGTTTTTTGGCTTGGAGAACAGTACTCAAATTAAGTTCGACAAGGAAGAGGAGTATCAAAGAGCTTTAGATTGTTTAAATGAGAAGTTCAATGTAATATTATGAGTTGTATCATGAAAACCATGATACTTAGAGGAGTATTGAGATTGATAGTGATCAAGGCAAATGATGTTGTTTAATTTAAAAAAAAATAAATTGTTATGAAAATAAAAGAGCATTTATCAGTTTATCTAGAGAGTGGATATCTTTTTGACGATATGTCAGGAAAATTAAAGTGGTTTGAGATTGATAAGATCTTGATCAGTTTTACATATGGAGTAGTTAGATATGTAGGAACATGGGGAGGATGTAGGGCTGAGAAGACATTAGATGGGAAATTATTTTATTCGTCCGAAGAATGTTTTAAAAAGGGTAATAGCATCCCTAAGACAAAACTATCAATATATGATGTTTTTGAGTCATTATATGGGTTCGTTCTAATAGGTGATGTGTGGAAATACAAAAACGGAAGAGCTGTCAAGGATAAGTTGGAATATTTTGATATTGAAATAGATGATAAAGGAAAAATTTATTGTAAGGAAACATATTACAGAACATGTGAAGATGTGTATAAATTCAATGACTTAACTGTAGTTGACAGGAATGGAGACATAAGGTTAGTGGAATCATCAAAAAGTAGATTAATGCTTAGTGATGATCAATTGGATGTCGTGGAGAGAATGAAAGGCATCATTGATGACATGGTTAGGTTAAAGATGATTATGTATATTGATCAAGACTATAATCTTTGTTTTCTACCGGGAGATAAAATAGAAGATTTGACAATGGATGAAACAGATGGATTTGTGGATACCACCGGTATAGTGACATCTATAAAATCTAAGAATGTAGTGGAGCTTTATGTAGAAAACCCATTCGTAAAGATAAAGGATGAGTAATATCTGAATCTGGATTGTGGTGGTTCGTGAGAATAGCCACAATCATATCTCTAAACGTGAACACGAGGAGGTACGTATGTCATTCGATTGACGTTAGGGATCTAGTTATATTAAAAGAGGAGGGATTATGAAAGAGATTGTATTAAAACTGTATGAGTTTGATGAGCTGTCAAAAGACTCACAAGAAAGGATCATAGAGCGTGAGCGTTGGAATGTAATGGAGCAATGTATGGATGCTTATGACATAGACTATAAAAAGTCAATGGAAGCCTTTGAAGATCTGACAGATACTAAGGTTTATGGTTGGGAAGTTGGATACGAGAGATATGATTTTAGTTATGAGTTTAAATACAAAGATCCTATTTATGAACATCCTACAGATTATCATCGTGATATATTCCCTGAGAATCTATGCGGTAAATTATTGTTCAGGTATATCAATAACAACATTATGCCACATATCACGAAAGGTAAATATTATTCTACAGGCAAATATATAGATGGGAAATATAATTACAAGTGCAGACGCAGTCGGGTAATATTGGGATACGAAGACAATTGTCCATTAACAGGGATGTGCTATGATTATTATCTTCTTAAACCAATAATTGATTATTACGATACTTGGTGTACTTACCCGGAGAATTTCTCTTTAGAGGACTTAATAGAAAAATGTTATAATAATTTTTTCAAGGCTTGGCATGAGGAATATGAACATTGGGCTGACGATGAAGACGCTATACGTGAAGAGCTTCATCATAATCAGTACGAAGATCAACTTTATTATGAGAATGGGGATGTGTATGTTGGACAATTAAATGAGATAGCATGAAAACACAAGAAGAATATGCTCGTGAGATCGATGAGATCGTTCGCCGTGATGTAGAGAGTTACCAGAGTGACTGGTTTAAGATTGATAAGGAAATATTCATGCTTCCGGAAAACAAGAACAAGACATTTATTCTCGGAATCCGAAAGACAGGATGTGATTTGTTGATACTGGGAGGCACTAATTGTGATGAAAGTTATTTGGATGGGGTTTTTGGGTGTCTTGGTAATGAGAAATTCTATGTTTGCCAGCCAATATCTCTTTATGAGACGACACGAAATATTCAGGAAAGACCTGCCTTGTACGCTTTTAAAATAGCAACTGCATATTTCAGAGAGCAGGGTTTGGTTCCTGTATTTGAAAATTCACATTGTAAATTGATGAGATTATAAATATAGAGGTAATAAGATACAGGCTTCCAGTTTATTGGGCTTGTGCTCTGATAAATGGTGATTATACTGATTTATCGGATGAAGAAGAAAGGGAAATTAATAATTTCTTGGAACAAGCAGAAGGGTATCCTGTAGATGTGGACTTGGAAACAGAAGGCTTTTATCGGTGCAATGACGCTAATGATATAGCGGGAAGTTGCGCCGATTTTATTTTTCATAAGTGTAACAATTAAATTAAATAGTATGGAAACAGCAAATAAACTGGTTTATTCAAAAGAGAATTACTATACCGAGAACGGATATAAGTATAAAATCAAGACTACAATATCGTTAGATGATGATTGTCATAACAATATGTATGATTGGAGTATAACCGCTGACATTCGTTGGAAAAATAAATATGGGATATATAAAGAGTATATGGGAGGCTGCTGCCACGATGAGATTGCGAAGTATGTTCCAGAATTGGCGAAGTTTATACCATTACATTGTTGTAATCATTATGGTGCTCCTATGTATCCGGTGGAAAATGGTATGTATCACATAAAGAATAGCGATAAGTCTGTGGCTATTGAATATTTACGTATATCAGACAAGGAATATTCCAAATTATCTGAAGCGGTGGACGATAAGATGTATTTCAAGTATCTGCTTTTCAACCTGGGAATTGTGGATAGATGGAAACGTGGATCAGACGAGCTTATTGCGGAACTTGAAGACCTATGTGGCAAGAAATGGGTAAATCCGTATACGCCGGAAAAGGAAAGGTTTACTTTGACATTAACGGACGAGGAACGTTTGATTATTGAAGAGCGCATTAAAGCCGGGTATTATTCCGCAGAAAATATCGGAAAACGTAGGGAGGAGGCTCATAAGGCAAAGATGATGGAAAAGCGTGCTGAAATTTGTGAGCAACACGATAAGATAATCAGGAAAGCGGAAACAGATAAAAAGGTAATGCTCTGTGTATTTGATTATGGATTGTCAACCGATAATGTGATATATTATAATCACACGAACACTTTATCTTTCAACTGGCGTGATTATGGGGAAAAGATCACACAAGAATAGTTTGATGATTTCGTGAATAACGTGGATCGCTCCCAACTCCCGGAAGGAATTAAATTTGAGTTAAAGTAATTTTTAGTCTACACATAATCACTATCAGATTTACGGGAGAGACATCCAAGATGTCATGGGCAGCGTTACCGGTGGAGCCGGCGTGTATGGGTAAGGTGGGCGAGGGAACGAGGCGTCCGCCCATGTTCGTTGGATTGGCTGAACAGATAAAGCTACAATGTAGTGATATAATTAAAGTGAAAATAACAATATAAATACATGTAAAATTATGGGAAAGAAAATGATAACAATACCATTTGATTTAGAGCTGGCAAAGAAAATCAACAATGGTGAGCGCAATGGAATGATTGTAACGGATGGCGATAATTACAGAGTAGAGTTTGTGTATCATAGGGAAGAGTCTTTCCCAATCCTAGGAGTTATCCATACTGATCACGGCATAATATCAGATTGGCTCTCAAATAATGGATTCGGAGGAAAGAATTATAGACTTAAGCTTAAAGTTCCAGAATATACCACATTCAAGGACGGAGATGTATTGAGTAATGAACAGGGTGATTACCTGTTTATATTAAATACGAACGGAGAATATCTTACATCTTTTCATGCATCATGGAAGAAGGGGAGGGGAGTCGTGATTCCTAGAAAAGCACATGCTGATTGTAATAATATTGAAAAATACAGACTTGCTACTGAGGATGAAAGGCAAAAGTTTATTGATGCTCTTAAAACAAGCAAAGAGCCTAAAGCCAAAATGTGTTTGAAACAATTCTTTGGTATTGAAATAGAACCAGAATATAAATTCAAGCCATTTGATAAAGTTTTAGTAAGAGATACAGAAGACGATGATTGGCACGTAAGTTTGTTTGTTAGGAAAATTGCTGATGCTCAATATAAAGAAGAAAGATATGAATGCTTAAATGGGACGGGATGGATCTATTGTATTCCTTATGAAGGTAATGAACATTTTTTGTAAAAAATATATTAAAATGGAAAATAAAGAACAGGATTTTATCAATCGATATAAAAATGTGCAAGAATCCATTGTGAAGGCAATGGACAAGGCATTAGAACGGGCAATAGGGAACAAGGTAATAGATTTCGAGAAGTGTGAAGGCAATTATTTGGACGTCTATCCTCTTATCGGGGCGGTCTTACAGAAGGAGCTAAGGAGTGTACTTGGTGAAAATGTGAATAAGAGTATATCCAGGAATATGAAAATAAAGGCGACCAAGTACAGAAGTGATTACAGGGTATGGTTGGACTATGCCGGGGATTACAGAAACGAAAATATAGAATAACATGAAATATCAAAATTTTATATGTCCTTATGAGCTTGCATTAAAGTTGCATGAGTTGGGTGTAAATTCAGAGTCGGAATTTTATTTTGTGAAAGAGATGAAAGGAGGGGGATCCCAAACAGAATCAGTTACACAAAATACAATGAGATATTCATACAGAAAAGAAGGAGACCTCATACCGGCTTATATGAGTCATGAACTTGGAGAGATACTACCAAGTATGATAAATATCAGTAAATCAAAAATATGGGATGACTGGTTGCAGTTGACACAATATTTCCCGAATAAGGATGGCGAATACTATGAAGCTGCTTATGTTCGATACGATGCTTACAACCCACAAACAGAAGTGTATAGTGGATTTGGAAGTACAGAGGTGGAGTCGAGGGCGATGCTGCTTATTGATCTATTGGATAAAAAAGTATTGACATTAAGTGATCTAAACTTAAAAAGTTTAAATAGAATATGAAGACAGTAAGATTATCTGACTTCTCGCCTTATAATAGGAATAAGGGAAAGATGCAAGAGTTGCGTCACAAATTCAGGAATCAAATACTTGAATATTGGGGAGAAGATACCGGGATTTTGATAGGAATAACCATGGTACATGAAAGACATTTGTGGAACGAGGAAGTTAAAGTAATATGATTATGGACGATAATAGGATAATGGAAGCGGCTAAATTGATAGCCAACTCCTCAGCGGCCTTAATACAGGCTATAGGGATGATGAGTGAGAATATAGAGAGGGCTAACAGAGGGGAATCTCTGGCTTATACCGAAGATCAGTTTATGAAACTAATTCAAGATAACGGAATAACGTATAACGATGTAATACAAAGGGGGTGGATATGAAAAACGTAGAAAGAATAAACGCATTAAATAAAGTTTATTATGAATAGAATGAAAATATTTTTTAATTACTTATTCTTTAGGGATATGGGTAATCTTGGTGAGGGGTGTCTTATAAGCGCATTCATCTGGCTTATGATCATGCTTGTCATTATTGGGGTCTTTTGCTTATACTAAAGATCATTTCATGAAAATCAGGATAACGTATAACAATGTAATACAAAGGGGTTGGAGATTATGAAAGACGTAGAAAGAGTAAATGCATTAAATAAAATGCTATTAAATGCGAACGTAGTAGCTTATGGGGCTATGGTTGATTTGATTAAAAGAACAGGGAGACTTGATCTTGATGTGAGTAGCGTAGGCCATATAGATGATTTTCCGGCTGAAATAAGGATCTTTACCGATAACGGGTTGATTTGTTTATCTATAACATCCGTGTATTTATCGGGGGAAGATAATTTGATGGTTGATGGATATGATGAAAACAATGATAAAGTTGATGGGGTGAATGTTTATTACGACCAGATAGACGAGGTAGTATATCTGGTTAAAATCATATTAGAAGAAATGGAGGGAAAAGATCATGGGGAAAGCAGTTAAAACAGATATAGAATATAAGGAGATATTAGAGAAATCATTATCAGCTATCCAATATCTAAGAATACATGGATTCTCGACGTACATGGAATCGGAGGGAATTGTTAATAGGATAATGATGTTTAAGGATAAGAATGAGATGAGAGATCGAAAGATCAGATCAATTTAATAAAACTAAGGTAATCATATTAAATGGAGAATCATATGGGAGCTAAAATAACTTTGATGGGATCGGAGTGGATATCATTGGATGGTTCGCTGCCAGAAGTGCAAAAATCATGTTATTTCTTGGATAGAGAGAATGTGTTTCGTGGGGTAATGGATGAGCAGGGTGACGTATATGAGATATTGGATAATGGCACCAATGATGTTGTATATCATAGCAATATAGAAGATGGATATATAGCTTTTTGGAAACAAGAATTAAAAATGATTGAGAATATGGAGGATAAGGATATTTCAGATAAGACAAGAATGAAGGGCATGAACCAAGGGATATGGCTGGCGGTTCAGGAGCTAGCCCACGACGGGCGATGGACGCAAGCTGCGGAGGAGCTGGTATCTTCTTGTGGATTGACTGAGGATGAGTGTAGAAAGCTACAAGAGGAAAGTGGGTCGTTTGATGATGAAATGCTTGAGTTTATTGATACGATATTCGGTCGTAAGATAGATTTAGATGAGGATAATCAGATGATTGATATAGATATATCTACAATGAAAGTAGGTGATACATATAGCTTCATGAACAATCAAAAGGAGATGGTGGAGATCAAGGCTGTAAAAAGATCAATGCTGGGGTGTAATGGATGTTATTTATCAAATAGCGAGATATTATGCAAGGGGTGTAATAAGAGTGAGCGTGAGACAAATGATAATATAATGGTCGTCAGGATAGATAAGATGGATGATGTATATCGTAATGATCGTCCTCTGGATTCGGGAATAGGCGTAGTTCACTCTTTTAGGATAAATAATAAAATTATAAAAGCGGTAGCATGTCAGACAGTCATTAGGAATGACATTTGTAGTAAATGTTGTTTTGTGGATACGAATATCTGTAGTAACATGAGATGCTTTAGTAGTGTTAGAGAGGATGATAAAAGTGTAATTTTTAAGAAAATAGAATTATGAGCGAGAATACGATCGATAAGGCTAAGGAGGAAGGCATAAGACAAGGGATATGGTTATGCATACAAAAGCTGGTGAGTTTGGAAAATCTTGGTATGGCAAGATATTTTATACTATCATTCAGATTTGACAAAAATGAATGTGAGGCGTTATTGGATAAAAATGATCCAAACGATAAAATGAATGAATTTATCGATGGATTTATATTTAATAGAAATAATCATATAAAAAAGTTGGATGATATAGGGTATCATAAGATAGGTGAAGTATTTAAATATGATATCGGTTCGGGAATAATAGAATTGGCGGTAATAGAGGATGACGGTAGCGGTTGTGATGGATGTATATTTAATGATAGGAATTATTATTGTAAGAATACTTGCTGTATTAATGTAGATAGAAAAGACAGTACGGATATTATATATAAAGAAGTAAAAAGATCATGAGTTTAATAGATAAATTAGAGGATTTGGTGATCAAAGTAGACACCGAATACCAACAGAAGATGGAGGCGGTGATCCGGGAGATAGTTCCGGGGATGCCGGAAGGGAACGTGCGCCATGCCGCCGAGTGTATGTGTACGGACAGGATGGGGAGCATGATGGATATCGATATTTATATATTAAAGGAAGAGGATAGACCTTACGAATGCCATTATCTAAAGGATCTGCTGGAGGATAGGGTAGCTAGAATAGATAAGATGCATGAGGATAAAAGTTACACATACAATATAGATGATAATTATTGGTGCGCCACATGTGGTTCCCATTCTCATAAAAAGGATTCTGAGACAGGGTATTGCTGGCATTGCGATACGGTTAATTGGGTTAAAGAAGATAGAGCAGATGTTAGGGTATAATTACCAAAGAATAAATATGAATGATAGGAGAAAGGATAGTATTAACTATTAATAATGTTTATTTAATTTAATTCAAAAACAAAATGTCTACTTTTGTAGACACATAAAAATTGCATATATGAAAAAGAGTGAGTTTGTAAAGAAATTGGAGAAGATCATCGATATGGTTAAGACCGAAGATGATGGTTTCGAGTATGGTGGTAAAGTCATCTTCTATAAAGAAGATGATAGTAACTATGAAGTCACGGTAAAGAACATTGAGATGGATCTGACGGTAGAGGCCAATACTATGGCTAGTATGGATGATAGGACTTTTGACTGCCTTATGAGTGAGGTTTATAAACAAAAGGCGGTAAAGGCTATAATGATGGAGGAGGATGACGATGAAGACAATTGATAAGATGACCGATCAGGAGATATATGATCTTACTGATGAGCAGGTAGAGAAATTGATCGTAACAAGATGTGCGGAGGAAGGTGTCAGGTTTATAGATGAGCCTCCAGTCATGAAGACGTATGGATATAAATCTATTTCTCCATCTCATTTCTTCTACTATTTGGAGGGCTTGAATATAGCCGTTCTTGATCAGAATGATGCTATTAAGATAGCTAAGTTATTAAGTGAATTTGATCTATACAGGACTAGATATGATTTCACCATATCCAATGAGGAGCTATGCAGTAGATTGGATATAATCAATATCAAGCATGTTCCGATGTTTGACACGAAAGATAAGGAAGCTTATAAGTCTGTCAAGGATAAGAACAACGAGATCGAGGAGGAGTATAAAGATCAGGTAAACGAATACAAAGAGAATGTAAAAAAGATGGGTGAAATCCGTGCCGAGATATGGTCAAAAGTAATTGATGTAAGGCGCAAGATTGATCACATGAATCATCTTAAAGTTCTTTTCGTAAAGGAATATCTTCCGTTGGTGGATCACGACACGGACAAGGCTATGATATTTTTCAAGAAGGCTTATGATGTGGATGATGATACGGAGAGATATATTCGTGAAGGAATAAAAGATTATCCTTTGTTTAATAATAATATAGATTAAAATGCACAATTGGTTTAAATGTACGGTTTCTTACGAGACCGATGCCGAGAACGGCATGAAGAAGAAGGTAAAGGAAGAGTATTTAGTAGATGCCCTTTCTTATACCGAATGTGAGGCTAGAATCATAGAGGAAATGAGACCATTCATCTCCGGTGAGTTTAGCGTTGATATCAAACGATTCAGGATAGCGGAATTGTTTGCCATGGATGGAGACCGGTTCTATAAGGTCACGGCTGATTATATTACGATAGACGAGAAATCGGGGAATGAGAAACGCAAGGCGTTTAACTACATCGTTCGGGCCAATGACCTTGATCATGCCAAGAAGAACTTCGAGGAGGGCATGAAAGGGACTATATCAGACTTCGTGGTAACCTGTATTAAGGAGGAGAAGAAGTTGATGGATTTCTATGAGTTTGACGGTAAGATCAGGAACCCGGAGAAGCATGAGGATAGTAAGCAACAAGGCTAGCTACGAAACCATGTCATCCGTCGCCGAGAAGTTGATGGAGATAAGCAAGATGGAGGGTACGATTTATCGTATCCTCACATTATCTAATAAAACTTATCTGGCTTCCAAGTTAGGGTATAGTAGGTCCGGATTCTATAAAAAAATACAGAACCGGAATTTTAATATCCGAGAGCTGGCTCAGATATTCGATACGATCATCAATTTCAAGGATCAAGATTGGACTGAGGGTAAGATTAATAGGCTTAAAAGATATAGGGCTATGAGCCTTATGGAGTTCAATAAAAGTTATAAAAAGAAAAAGGCATGAGAGGTAGGATGTTGCCGTGTGAGAGATGCGGAAGGATGGTAGCCATAAGGAGCAAGGGGTTGTGCCCTGCGTGCCGGGCTAGGGAACTACCGCCAAAGGGAAGGACGGCGATACGGGCGAAGGCCAAGCCCCGGGGTAGGAGCCTAGCTGTGTTCTTTGGTGCCCACGTAGCTAAGTTAAGTATGATAAGAAGATCTGCTACCGGAGCATACATACCATGCCCGGGGGTAAGCAACATATGCCACTTATACCCTAAACGGAAATATAAATCAGTTGCTGAGGATAATGATAACATTATCTACTTGACGGCTGATGAGCATACAAGATTCGATTATCTATTAGATACGATGGATTTCAGCCGGCTCTTGGACGAGTTTGGCAACGTATGGCTGTTGGCAGCCAGAAGGATGAGGGATCTCGCACCTAGAGTCGAGGAGGATGGTAAATTAAAAACCAGATTATTATCATGGATAGAAGAAAACAAAGATTACTTTTAGACCTAGGATATAAGGCTATAAGTGACACAGTATATAGTTATGGGACGATCATAGAAGTCATAAGCGATCAAGAATTGTTTGATGAGATGAAAGTTCGTTTATCCGAGAGACACAATGTGGCTATTGCGGATGATGGAGAGATAGGATGTTCGGCTTTAGGCAAGATTTTAGGCAAGATAAAGGACGAGAATGCGTCGTCATATTATTGGCGATCATCATTACCAGTATTAAGATCATATCATACAGATCCTAAATTTACCGCTTTCTTTGGCATATTAGACGTTTTATCAACGGTCCCGAAGAAAGATATGGTCGAGGAGGAAAAGCCTATTGAAGAGCCTAAAAACGAGCCTAATGAGGAGATGGAGGTTGAGTATGATCTGGAGACAGAGCAACAGTATTATGCCGCTGAATGGATAAAGGATATCCCGACACCTGTGTTATATAGAATGACTGTCGCCGGCAAACGTGTGTATTATGAGATGGATGTTGATGGGTATCCTATCATATACGATGGAGCCACTAACAATATCGCCAATGGGTATTGTGATACGTCCGGAGCCTTGGAGAAGTGGAAGAATGAGATGAGGCTCAAGGGTAAGGATCCTGATGAGTACGCTAACTACAGGGCTGATCTGGGTACTATCATGCATTATCTATTTGGGTTGTATCTGACCGGGGTTAACATAAAGCTGATCCCGACATGGATCAGGAAGGTGGTCAAGGAAGCCAAGCTAAGAATAGACAAGTATAGGATGGAGCGGATATTAGTGGATAACATTGATGAGCTGATAGAGGATCTGATATCATTCGCTATATTCTGCAAGGAAAGACATGTTAAACCGGTATTGATCGAAAAGATGCTGAGGTCAAGCAGATTGAAGGTGGCTTCTTCGGTGGACGCCGTGGTGGAGATGGATAGCGAGCCGGAGATGGTGGAGATAGAGGTCGAGACAGGAGAGCTTTATAAGGTGGGAGCCAAGAAAGGCCAACCTAAAATGGAGAAAAAGAAAGTAAAAAGATGTAGGAGGATATTCGCTATATTGGACTTCAAATCAAACAGGAAAGGCAATTTCTATGACGAGTATGCTTTCCAACTTGAGTTATATAGAAGAATGATACAGGAGAACTATGGAAAGATATTGGAGATAGAGGAGATATATAACTTCGCTCCGGGTGATCCTACCGCAAAGACCAGCCAATATAAGTTGAAGAGACAGACTGACAACCCTATATTGAATATGGCTACCGTAGTATATCTTCAAGGTAAGTATAAGTTTGAGAAAACCAATTATACGGTTACGTCAAGGATCGGGTCTTTAGATATAGAGGGTGATTTTGAGTTGAATGGTTTGATAAGAAAAGAGTCGCTGAGAGATTATATATATAGAGTGATGAGTGAGAGGAGAGGATGATGGAATTTAGGGAGTTCAATAAGAGCGTTCATCGGTATGAGCTGGATCATAGCAAGCCAAGAAGGAAGCTGACGTGCCCTCAATGCGGCAAGGATAAGTGTTTTACGCCGTACGTGGACGTAACCACCGGTCAGATCGTTGGAGAGCAGTTTGGGGTGTGTGATCATAAAAATAAATGTGGTTACTTTAAATATCCAACAGGGAGCGAACTTGGGAACAATGATCTTTTTACCGATTCAAACAAAGTATTAAGGAGGTACAGATCTCCCGTGGATCCGGATATAGCCAACTGCATTCCGGTCAGCAAGATGTTTGAGACGCTTAATCCTTTCGAGACATCCGATCTTCAGGATTATCTATCCAATATCTTCGGATCGTATCATACCAATAGGGCATTTAGCTTGTATAAGGTGGGGATGATGAGATTCGGGGACTGGGGTAAGTGCTGTGTGTTCTGGCAACTGGATAAGAATTGGGTAGTGCGGACCGGAAAGATAATGGACTACGGGCCTGACGGGAAGAGGGTAAAGGTTCCCATGGATCACGTATGTTGGGTGCATATACTGGACGGTCAGGATTACCTGCTTAGGCAATGCCTGTTCGGGGAGTTTCTTATCAACTTCTATCCCAATGACGCTCCGGTGTATATAGTAGAGTCAGAGAAGACGGCTGTTATCTGTAACATCGTGTACCCTAGTAGGTTGTTTATGGCCTGTGGCGGTATCCATATGCTGAAAAGGGAGATGATAGAGACATTGGGTAGGAGGCGGATAGTCCTGTACCCGGATAAGGGCGACGCTTTCAACGAATGGAGAAAGAAGGTAGACAAGGATATGAGGGGGATGAATATAGAGATAAGTAATTTTCTAGAATCAAAACCCAATATAAATGAGGGAATGGATATAGCGGATTATTTTATTATTAAACAAATTTACAATGGCAAAGGTAGTTGACAATTACAAGAAATTCAAGGTTCTTGAAATAACAAGACAGGAGATGATGGATAAGCTCACCAGATATGGGTGCTTAGGTATTTGCGATATGTGTAACAGACCTACGTCCGTGGGCTATTATGTAGCGGTAATCAATCAATGGATGTGCGAGGACTGTTATAATGATTTCATCAAATCGGTTGACAGGTATGAGGAGGATATGAGAATAGAGAACAGAAATTTTGATAGATTCTGCAATCTATTTAATGTTGAGATAGAAGAAAAGGTATGAAAGAACTGTCTTTAGCCCAGAAAGCTATGTTAAACGGATCCGTATGTCCATATTGCAAGATCCCATCCACTATGATAAATACGGTGGAGGGGAAGCAAGTTGGGTGCGAGAAGTGTAGGGCTTGGATGAGATCCGATCCTTTTGGGAAACCGATGGGGAGGCTGGCTAAGCCGGATCTTCTTAGGAGTATGGATATGGTAATGACTGAGATTAATATATTTGCGTATAGGACAAAACGGGATGTACAGGATATTTACAAAAGCCTATCTGGTGAATTGGATATACCAATAGAACATGTATCCCCATATAAGATGTCTTTGCCATCACTACTTAATACCATGAGATATATTGAAAAGTATAGCGATAATCATATACGGATATATGATAGAACCATGGTAAAGAAGGCTTGCCATAGGCACGGAGCGGTGGCGATCGGGAGCAACGCCTGCCACGGGTGCCCGGAGTTCCTGTTCCATGTGGTAAACAACACGACCGATACGGTGGTGTGTGATATGGATATGAGCTATGGCGACTGTATAAAGAAGAGAAATAATAAATTTGGTAGATAATATTAATTATATAAAAGATGAAGGTAATTTTTATTCATAAGCCTACTGGATATTATGTAGGAGGGTCGATGTTCGACAAGTCTTATTGCAAGGATAAGATGATAGAGAAAGGAATAAGTAAGGATCGAGCCGAGAAGTTAAGTGATATAATAGGCCCATACGCATGCATATGGGAGGTGGAGAACGGAGATGACCCTTATGAGAGTATGAGATCTAGGCTAAAGGATAAAGCTTCATATCTGGATGGAGAGGATCTTATCATGGAGAATTATGATGATGAGGAGGACGAAGAGGATGGGGAGATCGACTGAATATTACAGAACACATCCGGAAGCCAGAAAGAAGAAGGCTGAGACGGATAAGAAGATCAACGCCAGACCTGAGCAGAAAGCCAAGAGACGGGAGTTGGGTCGTAAGAACTACAAGACCGATAAGTTGAAGGGAAAGGCTTATCGGAAGGGGAAGGACCTATGCCATACAGCTAAGGGGTTAAGATATAAATCAAGATCAGCTAACAGAGGATCTAAATCCGATACGGCTGGCGATAGAAACGCAAGAGGATGAGTGAGGATAGGATATGGAGGTCATCCAAGGAGATCATCATGGATGCCTATGAGAGAATAAGAAAGTATCAGTCGGGAGAGCTTCTCCCGGCTCGTACTGGATACGCTTATCTTGACAAGGCGTTGCTGGGCGGGTTCTACCCACAACATGCGGTGGCTATCGGCGCTAGGCCCGGAGTGGGCAAGTCTTATTTGGCTCAGAAGATCATGAGCAATGTAATGAATGTTAATATCAATCCTCAAGCTGATGATTATGTATGGCTCAGATGTGAATTTGAAATGAATCCAGAGGATTTGATGTTACGTTCACTATCAAAAAAAATGGGAAAGGATATACAAGATATTCTCCTTAACGAGATGTCTGATGAGGAGATAAAGGAAATGCAAAAATGTCTTAAGGAGGAAAACTCCAGCAGAATAACATACATCCCTAAACCATCGACAGTAGACGAGCTTCAGAACTTCTTATGGAATAGTTATATGCCAGCGAACAAGGATAAGAAAATGGTATTTGTATCCATAGATCATACAGCTCTTATACAAGGTACGGGTGACGCTAAGAGGAATATAGATAGTCTGATAACCATGTGTAATATAGCTAAAAGAACTTTCCCCAATATATTCTTTCTTATAATATCACAACTTAACCGTGATATTGAGGGAAGACGGGATCCTAAGGATCATATGCCAAAACAATCTGATTTTTATCAATCAGATACATTGGGACAGTTATGTACGGCTATGGTAGCGTTAAATATACCGAAAAGATACGGGTACTCCTCATACATGCAATTCCCGCAAGGATGGTATCCTAATCTGGAACGTTTCAAGAGCGAGTCAAGACGATCTTTCCGTGTGGATGGATTATTATTCCATCATATCGTAAAGGTCCGTCAAAGATCATTGGAGGAGATTGATGCTATACATGTGGATATCATGAAAGGATATGAGCGATATTATCCTGATGGAGGGGTGGTGCGCCAAGAAAGACCGGGAGGCTCGGATGCCCCTGTGGGTAGCGGCAAGCCGGACACGACCGTGGTGACGCTGCCGCCCCCGCCTCCCAGTATCCCGTTGGAGCAACAATATATACCGCCTAGTGATGATTTCAATATAGTACATGACGAAACACCTTATTGACATGAGATTGAGACATAATTACTTGCTTGTAGTGATAAAGGTGCTGGAAATGTTCTTGAAGACCGTATTGTCGGTTGAGGATAAGATGGGGATAAAGGAAATTATATCCTCGTTAAAGGAAATGGCTAAATACAGCATCAGATATATCATAAACCGGGAACGGGAAAAGGAGATCATGAGTATCTGTGATGAGGTATCCAATAAAGTACAGGAGTATAAAAGGATAAATGACAACTCAATGATATTGGAATTGGAGAACCTAAAAAGGGAAGTTGTGGCGGTGGAGGATCTTCTTAGCTCATACAAGGGGGTTCTTGACGCCGAACTAGTGATAGCCGAGGATGATATCAGAATCATACGGGACAAGATCGCTATAAGCCTGAGGGAGGACGGAACATGTAAGAGCATGACTGATGCTGATAAAAGGGCTAGGGTGGACGTAAGATACGAGAGGGCGTTAGAGGATTATCGAATCCTTCTAAGATGCGCTAATACGGTTAGGGCTAAGATGTCGGTTGTAGGGCATCTTAACCAATCTATAAATCAATCTATATCAGTTGGTAGAGTTGGTATGGCTAATGAATCTTATACGGTAAAACAGTATGAAAAAGGGAAAGAGATTATCGAAAGCAGACGCCCTTAGGGTGTTGAGAAGAGCTTACGATCTAATAAAGAATGATAATTATACATTTATGTGCAGAGCAATAGAAAAGGCAGCGGTTGAATTATCACTTGCTGAAAGATCATGTGTGGCGTGTTATCTTATACCAGAACTGAAGATGTTCAAACCTGTAAACAGAAAAAATGGAGATTTTTGGTTTCATTCATCAAAGAAAAACATAAGGTTACATATAATAGATACGCTAATAGATATATATAACGGAAATGATCATCCCGATATAGTCGAGAGGGTAGCCAGAAAGATCAGGTCAATATTTTAACTCATTAGCTTATGTATATAAATTTTGAACAGATGATGACATCAGGATTAACGATGTCTGATGTCGGGTATCTTTTGATGATCCGGCAGAAAGAGGAGATGGCTAGCGTCATTCCAAAGGAGAAAATAGATAGTTATAAAGCATCTGGTTATATCGAGCTTCAGAAGAATGGGAAGTGGAAGATAACGCCAAGGGGAGGGTCGCTGCTGATGCTGATAGAGACACCCGGTCTGACACCGGAGGTCGAGGGGATCCGGGACCGTATCGTTGGGGTATATAACGATATGGGGAAGGATACAGGGGCTATTAAGGAGGTAGAGAAAAGGCTCGTATGGTTCGTGGCTAATACCAACTTCAAGGAAGAACCTATAGTAAGAGCCGTAATATCCCACATAGATCTTAAACGTGAGTATACGATGAGATTGGATAACTTGATCTGGAAACCATCAAATGTGTATAGCGTGCATATGAGTTTATCGGAATCAACGTTATTCGATACGATCATAAAAATGTATGGCATGACGTCTGACTTGTATCTTAGGGAGAACAAGAACAAGGAGCTGGCATGGTTGTTCGCCATAAGCCGGCTTCCGGATCCCCCAAAGAGAATGGATAAGGAATACGCTATCACAGGCGATGTTAAGATGGATATCGAAAGGATATCGGATATAAAAAAAGAATTAGGTAGAAGATTGAAAATGTCGATTTAGTATGGAAAGAAAAGAAGTTGAAAAAGTAGTCAAGGAGGCGATATTCGAGAAGATGGGTGAATTTAATGGTCTTGATCATGCCGCTCAGATAATGAACGAGGATAAGCTGGATACGGATATGGCTATGGATTCCCTTGATTTTGTAGAAGTCATAATGGAAGTGGAAAAGAAAACGGGTAAATGTATACCCGATGAGGCACTTAACGTCAAGCCTTATCACGAATTGAAGGTAGGAGAGCTTATGGGTATGTTGTATGATTATCTAAAAGACAAATAAATGGATTTCGGATATGATGATTGGGAAGAGGGGCTAGAGACCCCTCTTGTCGATGATTGTGATGACGATCATGAGGAGGAAGAATATGATTTCAGTTAAGGAGTTAAGGCCGGGCAATCTTGTAAAAGACAAAGCTGGCGATATATGGAGAGTAGGGTGCGTTACCGGTATGTGTAATGAAAGTGGATCATTAATCCTTGAACGTGAGGTTGATGATGGGATAATGAAATGGTATTCAGGGGAAGATGATGTCATGCCTATTGAGATAGACGATAACCTTCTTGATGCTATCGGTTTTAAGAGTGACAAGAATAGGGACGTATATCGTGGACACGGGATGACCATGGAGGTTTTTGGCGACGAGTATTATCTCGGACTTAGGGATATGGAGGATGACCTGAGCGAGCTTATCCAGATAAGGTATTTGCATAACCTACAGAATATTTCGATGGATTTATATGAGCGTGACATAAATACGGAGAGGCTTTATGATCGTTCCGGAGAATAACTTGCTATGTAAGACCATAGGCGGCGAGAAGGTGCTTGCCGCATCCTACTCACAGATAGACACGTTTGTCCAATGTCCGTATAAGTGGTATAAGACTTACGTGGAGGGTCACAGATCCACGGAGAAGCACGAGGCTACGTCATATGGTACGGTTATCCACCAGACGATGGAGTACTTCTTCAAGAACGGATGCAGACCTTCTTATGAGGATATGAGTAAGGCTTTCAATTACTACGCCGATATAGAACAGATTCCTTTTGATAGCGTAAAATCCCAGATCGAGTCTATGCAACATGCGGCTAGGTTAATAAGATGGATTGTGGGGTTGTTTGAGAAGGATGCTGCTGGCAATTATAAGAAGGCATGGTCCAATCTTACGCCAATGGAGAAGGTGATCCGGGGGTCGAGGCCGGCCGGCGTGGAGGAGGACTTCGTCCTGCCCTATAAGCTACCCAAGCCACTTACTTTGGATGGCGTGACGTACGATAAGGTACATATCATAGGATCGGTGGACTGGCGTGGAGAGTATAAGACAAAAGACAGGATAGCTATGTATACGATAGACTGGAAGTCCGGGAGAAAGTTATTCGATGAGGATAAGCTGCTTCACAATCTCCAGCATCCGATATACGCCTTCTACATACTGAGAAAGTACAAGGTATTGCCGGATATGTGCAGCTATTTCTTTACCCGCATGCTGGACAATCAGAACGTGAAGGTAGATAAGGAGAAAGTAGAGAGATCGGTCAAGGAACTTAACGATATTCTCCTTGACATGTATGATTTCGAGACAAATAAAATAGATAGCTATCAAGCTCACGTTTGGGACGACGCCAAACAGGGGTATAAGTACGAGAAGCGCTACCTCATGGGACGCCAGCCGGCCTGCCTTGAACCCCGCCCCAAGCCCTTGTGTTTTTGGTGCGATTTCTCGATCCACAAACAAAACACATGTAGGTATTCATCGGATTGGGATGAGTCAAAAAGAAAGAATAAAAAAGATTAACTTTATTAAAAAGCCTAGGTAAATATCTAGGCTTTAATTATATTTGTATCACTAAAAGAGCTAATTATGTACAAAAGTGAAAAAGAAAAACAGATATTAGATCTTCTGATGTCTAGAAAGGATATCAGGAAATTGGTAGAGAAATCAAATGAATGTTATTCTAAAATGGATTTCGTTGGAGCCATGAGATACCGGCAAGAGATAAAGGATATCGTAGATCGAGAATCTAAAATCATGTTGACAAAAAGTGAGTCTTTGATAGGCTTGATGAATAATGCTGATAATGAATATAAATTCAATATGCTGGTATGGCTACATTCCATGATGTGTATGGCGGATGTATTTAACGGGATATTGGAGGATTTCAAGGATGGGGTAAGAAAAGCCAATGGCAACTCCAAGTTCGTTAAGTTCGATAATCTGGATCGGTTAATGGCAGAATGTAAGAAGGAGATTGATTACCTGATGAAAGGCACAAGTAAATCATTCCAGATATCTTTTGCCGTAAGAAGCGATGAGCTAAGGGAGATGATAGAGAATATGGTTGGCGACAATATCCGGGAAGGGTATGACATATTCAAGGAAGAGGCTGAGATGGTGAATGAGACAGATAGGAGCAAGATAGAGGAATTTAATAAAAAGCTTGACCATGATCAAATGTAATATAAAGCTAGGCGATATAGTCCATACCCAGATAGGAGTAGGAGAGGTGATAGCCATAAGCAAGACCAAAGAGACTTTGATGGTGAAGATGGATGATGGTCGGGAATGCCCTATAAGACTAGAGTACGTAAAAGACGTTTTTGATAACTACAAATCCAAATGATTTACAAATTAAGACCATATCAAGAGGAGTGTGTTAAAAGTATCTCCGATTACATAAATTCTGATAGACATGATCCGGTATTGATCGTAGGTCCTGTAGGTTGCGGTAAGTCACTGCTGATAGCAGAGGCGGCTAGATTGATGGAAGATAAGACGCTGATTTTACAACCATCAAAAGAATTGCTGCAACAGAACCACGACAAGATAACGTCGTATGGCATACCGGCTACCATCTACTCCGCTTCCTGTGGTAAGAAAGAGCTGTCTAACATGATATACGCCACGTTAGGGTCTATCAAGAAGGTTGTTGATAAGCTTAAGGAGATGGGGATCAGAAATGTATTGATAGATGAGGCTCATGCTGGTTATAGCCCGGAGGATGGTAGCGAGTTTATGACATTCATGAATGAACTGAAACCGAAAAAGGTGATAGGGTTTACAGCCACGCCATGTAGACTTAAAAACATGTCGATAGGACAGACATCATATTCCCAACTTAATTTCATCACTCGTATGAGACCGGTATATTTCAAGAACCTGATTCACGTGATACAGGTAGAGGAGATGATAAGGCAAGGATTTTGGACACCTCTTAAATATGAGACATGGGATTTCAATGGGGATGCCCTTAAACTTAATTCTAACGGCTCCGAATATACGGCTGAGTCTATTAGTGAGGCGGTGAGAAAAAACGGCTTAAACAACCTTATTTTACGTCGGTTGATGGTATTAAAAGACGTATGCAGATCTATACTGGTGTTTATGGATTCTGTTGAGAGCTGCAATACCGCCGCCGAATGGATGAACGCAAAGATATGCGCTGGCATGGCGGAAATGGTTCACGGAGGCACGCCAAAAAAGCAGCGGGAGGCTATAGTCGAGAGATTCAAGTCAGGTGGGACGAGGGTAGTGTTCAACTATTCCGCCCTCGGTACGGGATTCGATCATCCGGGTCTGGACTGCGTGATAGTAGGAAGACCGACATTTTCGTTCTCGTCGTTTTATCAGTGGCTTGGCAGGGCGGTTAGGATAAAGGACGGTAAGGATAGCGCATTGGTCGTTGATTGTTGTAACAACTCGTCAAGGTTCGGTGATATAAGGAAACTTAGTATAGAGAACTACAAAGGATATGGATGGGGGATGTTTATCGGCGATAAGCTAATAACTAATATCCCGATGGGGGATAAGGTAACGAAAACAGATCTGGATATCAAAGCAGCCAAGAAAGATCGTAGGAGGGGGCTGGCGCAGGGCGTAACCGCCGCCCCTGTTCCCGGGAGACCGGATCATCCCCTTGGCTCTACGGTAATGACATTCGGGAAATATTGTGGGTGGATGTTGCATTCGATCCCAGTATCGTACTTCAAATTCATAAACGAGACATTTGACTGGGATAATGATAGGAACAAGGATATAAAAGAATACATAGATTTTTTAATCAAAAACAATAGATTATGACAGGATGTATATATCATGAGGCTGATCTTGACGGAGTAATGTCAGCGGCTATAGTAAAAAAGTATTTCAAAGGGGACATTGATCTTCTTCCTTACAATTACGGCAAGGAAATACCTGACGTGAATAAATATGATAAGGTGTTTGCAGTTGACGTGTCATTTGGAAACAGAACAAGATTCCTTTTCGATGAGTGGAAAGAGAAAGGTATAGATGTCGTATGGATAGACCATCATAAGACCGCCATAGACGATATGAGGGATTACGAGGTAAAGGGCAAGAGACGTATCGGAACGGCGGCTTGTGAGCTTACGTGGGAATATCTTTTCGATGATATCGAAACCCCTGACGTGGTAAAATTATTGAGCGCTTATGATGTATGGGATCATGATCGCTTCGAATGGAGTGATGTCATGGCGTTCCAATACGGGATGAGAGGATATTGTGGTCTTGACGTGGATATGGCGGCAAGGGCCATGGATGGCGATCATGACTTCATATATGACATGATAAGGAACGGGGAGGCGATACTGGAGTATATCGTTGAGAAAAACAGGGGCGAGATAAATATATTCTCATTCGAGGCTGATGTATTTGGGTACAAGGCTATATGTATGAATACCACGGAGTTTAACTCTACTACATTTGAATCTATGTATAACCCTAAAAGACATGATCTGATGATGCCATTTTGCTGGAACGGAAGATTCTTTAGATGCTCGTTCTATACCACCAAAGAGGAGGTGGATGTCTCGGTGCTGGCACGCAAGGCCAATCCCGGTGGAGGCGGTCATAAGGCGGCTGCCGGCTTCCAACTTAGCGTGGAGGATATGATGGGATTCTTGAAAGAGAGGAGGATGTGATATGGTAGGATTGATATCTATTATTATAATAATAGTAATCTCCTTTGTCATGATGATGGAGGGATGGGAAAAATATGATTCACAAAAGTTTTACACAGGGCTGCTTGTGATAGGTATAAGTATCATAATGATATTTCCAGTAATGCAATATAATATGGAGAATATGAAAAACGTATGCAAATTCAAGAAACTTAACGAAATGAAGCTAGATGATTACGGCTTCGGTTTATTCGAGTACAATGGCGTTCTTTATTTCAAGGAGGCAGAGGGTGAGAGATGCTTTGATGTAAGAAGCGGGAACGAGGTTATTATCGGGAAAGATAAAATTGTAACGGCCTTGGAGGATTGATCATGAGAAAACTTGACGACACCAACAGGACAAGAAAGAAAAACGTACGGCACTCGTGGGTAAAGGCGGGGCCGGGGATCCAACGCTGCGCTATTTGCGGAATTACGAAGCAAAGCGAGTGGAGAGACGGGAAGACCTCGCATTGCGTATATCTATCATCTGGTGAGCTTTATCCTATGACAGGAGAGACACCGGAATGCAGGGATCTTAGTGAATTTTATTAATAAAACAAAAAGGAGTTTGAAATGAAAGAGGAATTTAGCAAATACGACAAGGTTGTTTATGATGGTGAGGTATTTGAGGTACTTGAGACCGCCGACAATACGGGAATGATGAAAATAGAACCGTTATTTGATGAGACATATAAATCCATTTGGGCTGATGAGGAGATGGTTGTTTCGTTAAATAGAGCTATCAAGTTAAGGCTTATTGATGATGAAACGGCGGATGAGGCGATAAATTTCGGGAAGCCAAAAATAGGAGACGCGGTGGTGGAAAGCGGGCCGCTTGTGGGGAAAGACGGCAGCGGGAAGGACGACCGGGCCGACGGTAAACTCCGGTGGGATCTTCTTCCTTTGGCTGAGATAGAGGACATCGTGAGGGTATATACGGAAGGAGCCAAGAAGTACGCCGATAACTCATGGCAAGATATACCTGATGGATTTAATCGTTATCTAGGTGCACTCATGAGGCACTTGGTCGCTTATACGAAAGGGGAGAGATATGATAAGGAGGGATTCATGCATCTATCCGCCGTATGCTGGAACGCCATAGCGTTATTATATTACGATAAACATAACAAAGGGTTAATAGAATGGAAGGATCAGGAGAAATAATAGTAGACGAGAAATTAAAAGCTATTGACAAAAGGACTGGTAGGTACATTAATGTGATCGCACGTACTATTGACAATGGTACTTCATTCCCGATAGTTAAGTACCTTGATAAGAATCGTAAGGAGCTGAATTATGATTGTGTAAGGCATCTTAATTTTGATATAGACATAGATTGGGAGTTGAGAAGATATCAGATCGTAAAAGATTTATTGTCCAACGATTTCGATGGGAGGAGGTTGAGTGTAGATGAGGTAGATAACGCTATATTTACAGCGGATTTAATTATTAACAAATTAAAAACTATTTAAAAATGGTAAGAATTGATTTTTTCACGAAGAAAGACGCTGAGTACAGCGATTACATGCGATATATTATCGCCAACACGTTACAGGAATATGAGGGTGAGGTCACGTTAAACCAGATCCCGGAGAACAAAGCCACGGATGAGGAGATATCCAAGTACGGTATAGAGGTATATCCTACTATTATCGTCAGTGGAGATAATATGGATGGCTTTAATAAACTTGAGGGGATGTGCAGAAAGGCTGATCTTATTAACGTCATGTCATTATACGATAAGAAATAGGCTCATGACGCTAAGTGATAAATATTTTGGCTGGAAAGATATATTCTTTGACAGGTTCGTGCATTGTTGTAATGAAAAAAGCGGTCAACCACAAGGGAGTAATATACCTCTAGCCAAAATAAACTTCGACAACAAGACGGGATATGTGGAGGACGGGACTATTAATATAGCCGAGCTTCTTCAATATCTTTGGATAAATAATAAGGTCTATAGGTGTGAATATGCGCCCATAGATATATCTTCCGCCTTGCAAACATTGATCAGATTGACCGAGAACGCTAAACATATGTTTGAGGATCAACCGGGTGTATATGACATGATCCCATATAGAGGGTTTTTCCTTAGAGATGACTTTTCATCCGGGAAAGATTATTCACTTGATTTGGATAAAATAGTGAGCGGGATGGGAGGATGGTATGGGGAGGATGAGGATCCATGCTACTCGATGTTCGTCAGCCAAGATCAGATATGGAACTTGAACCCGATATTGAAGGTATTAGCTGATGAAGGATCTATTCTAGCCAAAGAACTTGGATATGATATGAACTCATATGTCAGCGACAATGGATATACGATATACAATCCCTACCTCTCGTGGATCAATCATTACTATCATTATTGCCCGACATTTAATGAGGATAAGCTGAAGCCGTGGGATAGGGTAGAAGACAGAAAGAATAAGTTCAAGATGACGGATAAGGTCAAGAGAGGCGCCAATAACTGGTACTATTCAGGCGGGACTATATCTTGCGTAGATAGCTTCTTAGGGAAGAAATACAGGAAGAATCTCCGAACCTTTATCTATCGTGGAATAGTATTCTTCCTTGACCGGATATGGCATACGTCTTTATTTGAGAGGATGGGCGTGAAAATGAAATACAACGCTTATTATTGTTATGCCGCTACTTCCGGGATATGGTATGATAATGGATTCAAGGAAAGACTAGCCAAGAGGTTTAACAAGTCGCTGGGCGGCGACGGGGAACTGTTCGGGGCTAACCTAGCCTGCATGGTATGTGACCGTAAGGATATCGATTGGGAGGCGCTTCGTCTTTGGCTTGACAAATACGATGATCCTACTGATAAGGGCATGGTGAATAGCCCTATTCAATTTATGTATTTATATTTATATTACACTTTTAACAAATAATTTGAAATGAAGAAGATAAATAACTGGGTTATAAGAACATTTGGGTTGAGAGGCTCATGGAGCTGGGCTAAGAAACAGATGTTAAATGGAGCGATCATTAAACGTAAGTCTACTACAGGGACATACAAAATAGCTATTGATGATGACAAGAATAGGTTACTTGTAGCTACATGGGATCATCTAGATCAAAGTCCTGTATGGGAAAGGTGCCCGCATAGTTTATTAGATGAAGATGCGGTTGATTATTTTGTCACAGCTCATAAGGAATTATCATATGGAGGCATAAAGATCAGGATGAAAGATGAATTTAATTGTAACGATAAAATATCGAAAGTATGAAAAAGATTACCGATAAAGACGTAGAGGCTCTTAAAGCCGGGAAGAAGGTGACAAAAGGTTTTATCCATATGCAATTGGATGATAAGGGAAGATTGAACTTGTGGAGTGATATCAATATAACTGACAATGGTGATTATATATAACTTTACACCGGGTTTATATAGTTACGATTAACAAACGATACCGGATGTACGCCGGGAATTAAAGCACGTGAAGAGACCTCTTTAGAATCAGTTTCGTGTAAGCGGATTAAACAATGTCCCTATGAAGCGTGAAAATATGCTTTTGGTGTAGAAAAGTATATAAGTACCTAACATTATAATATAATTTAAAAGATGGCAAAGAAACAGTTAAAGATCCCGTTTAAGGACGGGAGACCATGTAAATGGGTTAAGGATGTTCATGATGAGGAACGTGATAATTATGAGTTTGATGAATGCCTTGAGATACACGGATTCGTTCGTGGACGCTCTTCGGCTGTAATGATATTAAGACCGGCAAATGATCATGGGGAGGATTTCGATTATGCCAGTAGCGCCTATTACCAAGTATTCTTGACAGACAGTAAGGAAGTAATACAGAATATGATGCATGGAATCATATATGGTAAATGGACTTTTGTTAAGAGGGGAGAAAATTTTGGTATTAAATTGGTTAAGGTCTTACCTAAGATACATAAACTTGCCCTTGATATGTTCGCAAAAGATATTTTTAGGTCTGAGAATAAATAAACAATTATGATATGTGAAGGTAAACACGAGCAAAATGAGACCATACGGAAGAATCAAGACAGTTAAGGGATCTTCATGGAAAAAGGATATACATCCACCAAAAGGACACAAGAATTGGTGGGAGGATATATGTGATCCTATATCTAGAAGTATTATGAAATTAAATTTCAAAAAGGAAATAAACAATCAAATTTGGTATGAGCAAAAGCAGGGAAATGATTAAACAGGAATTAAATTTATCAGATCAAGAATATAACTTTCTTGAAAAATATCAATCTATGAAATTATCACAGAGGTTTGGTAATGTTTTCGATAGATTAAAAAATGATAAGTCTAAAGCAATTTACACTCATGATGGGTCAATACAGTTGTTTTATATACAAGGTAAAAGAGTAGATAAAGAAGAATGGGATAAACTTCATAGATCATGATAATTACTAAAAAATGGTCAATGCCGAATAAAGAGACATTCAGCATAAGACCGATAAGGGAACTTATAGACAAATATCGAGAAGAGGGGATGGTTATAGTGGATCCGTTCGCCAGAAACAGCGATATAGGGACGATCACCAACGATCTTGACCCTGAGACTAAGGCTATATATCATAAAGATGCCACGGACTTCTTGTGTCATCTTGATGATAATATAGCTGATATGGTATTATATGATCCACCATATTCTGCGAGACAGGTATCTGAATCGTATAAAAGACTTGGAGGTGCTGTTAATATGCAAACAACGCAATCTAGTTATTGGGCTAGACAGAAGAAGGAGATAGCTAGGATCACCAAGAAAGGCGGGGTGGTCATTACCTGCGCGTGGAACTCCGGCGGTATAGGGGCCGGGCTTGGCTTCGAGCAGCAGGAGATTCTTCTCGTGGCTCATGGGGGATGGCATAATGATACGATTGTTACTGTAGAAAAAAAGATCAAAGGTTAGATGAAAGAAAGGATATTCACCACAAAAGAACAGGGGAGGGTGCTGGTTGAGGCCGGCCTCCCTATCTCCACCGCCATCGGTTTCAGAGACAAGTATCTGGATCGATTACATTCTATGGAGGATAACGCTGGTCGTATAGGACTGATCGAGGCCGTTACCCCAGACGTATCCAACCCTGTTTGGGATGTAGGCACGTTGCTGAATTTGCTCCCATATGAGATAGAGGGTTGTACATTAGAATGTTATAAGCTAAAACATGCATGGTCTGTAGCGTATAGAGATATAGACGAGATCCCTATATATTGGAGTAGCGAGAAACTTCTTGTAGACACATTGTTTTCGATGATGATGGAATTACTTAAACATAAGATTATATAAGCATAAAGCAAATAACAAAATTAAGGTACAAAACGAAAGATAAGCCTCCTATAGAAGGGGTTCCTCTTTTAGGATACAACAAAAAATATAGCTGTCCGTGGGAAGTAATGTACAGGAGAGGGGATAAGTACTACACCTGCATGAAGTATGATGCTGAATTTGAAACATATCCACCGGAAGAATATGAATATTTATATCCATGAGAACATGAAGCAAGTAACAAGAATAAGATACAAAACTGAGGATAATCCGCCTATGGCCAATGTCCCTCTTATAGGATACAGCAAAAAATATGACTGTCGGGTAGCGTTAGTATACAGAAGAGGAGACAAGTATGATTAAATAATTACAAAATCGATAGTAATCCATTGTAAAATCATAGAATTATTTGTATATTTAATATATTAAAATGAATTGATGATGAGTCTAATAAAGCGTTCATATAAATATCGTATGTATCCGAACAAAACACAAGAAGAACTTCTTGCAAAAACATTCGGATGTGTTCGTGTTATATGGAATGCTTGTGTTGACTCATTTAACTCATACGATAAAGAAACAAACCCTAATCCGAAATTCCCGACAAAGTCGGATCTTGTTATTGAAAAACTTTGGTTAAATGAAGTATCGGCAGCCACCTTGCAGCAGAAGCAACGTGACTTTATCGAGTTCTCCAAACAGTACTTCAACAAGAACAGGAAAGAAAAAATCGGTAAACCGAATTATAAAAATAAACACGACAACCAGTCGTTTAGATTGCCGTTCCCGAAGTTTAAAATCACTGACAATAAGATCCGGATCGAAAAGATCGGATGGGTTAAGATTGTTATCGATCGTGAAATCCCGGATAACACTCGTTTTATCTCCTGTACCGTTTCAAAGAACCGTGCTGGTCAATACTTCGTATCAGTTCTTGTAGAAACAGAACAGTGTTATAAACAGAAAACCGGTAAAACAGTCGGAGTTGATCTTGGAATAAAAACATTGGCTACATTGTCTGACGGAATATCTGTTGAAAATCCTCATTTTCTTTGTGAGAACCAAGCGAAGTTAAAAAGGATGCAACGGCATTTATCGAGAAAGAAATTAGGAAGTAATCGAAGAAACAAATGCAGGCTAAAAGTATCAAGACTTCATTGTGATATAGCCAACAAGCGTTCATGGTACATGCATAATTTGACCACGATGTTGGTAAATAATTACGATGTTATCTGCATTGAAGATCTAAATGTTTCCGGTATGCTACAGAACCACAAACTTGCTAGTTCTGTATCCGATACTTCTTTCTCAATGTTCCGTAACCAACTTGAATACAAGTGTAGGTGGTATGGTAAAGAACTGATTGTTATAGATCGTTTTTACCCATCCTCGAAAACCTGTTCAAGATGTGGTTGGAAGAATAAAGATCTGAAATTATCGGATCGAACATTTGTTTGTAAAGATTGTGGCTTGGAGATCGACAGGGATCTCAACGCTGCAATAAATATACAAGCCGTAGGAGTTGATGCGGCTATACGGACGCAGAGCAGCCGGGTTGCCAGTTGTGTTGAAGCGTCTAAAATGGAGTAGGATATCTTAGTTATTTCTATGATTTTCTATGAAATTTACAACTACAAGACATCTCCTCCAGATGAGTACGAATACGTATATCCGTGAGAACTAGAAGGGATATATTTATATTTAAGCATGATTAATATTATTTTAATATTATTCATGCTTTTATTTTTGTTTAAATCGTATTTTTGTATCAACATTAAAAACCTGATTATTATGGATGAAAACAAACAAAAAGTCAATGAGCTAACGATGAGGACGCTGGGTTCTCATTATGGCGGATATACCTATGTAAAGGTAAAAAATCGTCAAACTTATGTAACGATAGATTGGAAGTTGTTGAGGGCTATAGAAAAAGGAGAGGTGGAGATAGACAACGAGAAATACCATCTATCCGGAATAGAGTACGTAGCTAAAAGATGTCAGGACATGTTTTACGTTGGTCGTGATATTTATTATTTCAAGGGTATGGGAGAAAGAGGAATAACCAATCTTCTTAGAAACGCTATAGATGATTTGCTAGATACCATAAGCAGCAGGGAGACTTATCGTAGCGCAGAGCACAGGGTGTACGCCCAAATGAATAAACTTACGGAAGCGGGAGCCATGATCAGCTTGGCTATAGAATTACTAACATCTAATATCCGTCATAGTTATGGAGAAATTAATTTTGAACGATATCCAAGACCTGTGGAGGTGGAGGGAGAAGATAAACATTGATGACTTCAAAGAGGATCCTATGGCTGAGGATATGCCATTATATTTCCCGTGCGCCGTCGTATGGCATGTGAATTGGGGTGAGCATGACGCTGATAATTATATATGTTATGGATTTGTTTATGTAGCAGAAATATTAGGGATATGAACATTAAAAAACAGATAATTCTTGACGATAAAGACTATGAGCGATTAGTGCACGATGCTAATCTCAGTAATGATGAGATAAAAAGCAAAATCGCCAGCGCTCTAACCACCGATATAGTGGTTAGTTTCGATTTCGATGTAAATAAAAAGGTTACGGGGAATATGAGGATCGAAAGCGCCACCCATAATCTAGGATATAATGAATATGATAATATCGTAAGGGCTAGAGACGAGAATATTCACCATACTGTTTATACAGCTATATATGATTATCTTGAGAAAATAAAGAGAGATAATAATGAGCTAAGCGCAAAAGATTGGATATTATTTACATCTATAATCTTATTCGTTTTTGGGATGGGATTTGCAGGTGGATGGTTGGCATTTAATTGATTAAATCATGGGTAATTTAAAAGACATACAAGATATAACCGGTCTTACGTCAGAAGCTATATTCAATATACGTAAACCTGTTGATTATATGTGCAGTGATATAGACAGTCATATAAAAGATATCAGGGCACAATGTGATTATATGATGGATGGGGATGAGAAGGATGTTAAATACTATTCAAAATCAATCAAATCAGACGTAGATTCTTATTTCGAAGACATACAGTCAAAGGTCGAGAATCTCCGTGATTGGGGAGAGCAGTGGAAAGCATTGGCTAAAGACTTGTTTAATGAGTTGCTGGAAATAGATAGCGATAATACTATAGACAGCTATCTGTCTTATGAGGCATTGGAGAAGATTAAGGAACATTTAAAAAATCAATAGATATGAGCAAATTGCTATTTTTCGATTTAGAGACAACCGGTGTTAAGTTCTGGAGAAACGGGATACACCAAATAGGAGGGATCGTGGATATCGACGGGCAGGAGGTCGAGAGGTTCGACATCCGCCTAGCCCCGAACCCTGCCGCCACGATAGAGCAGGAGGCGCTGGACGTGGCCGGCGTTACCTTGGAGCAAGTGCAGTCTTATCAGCCTATGGAAGACGGATACAGGCAGTTAGTTGGTATATTATCCAAATACGTGAATAAGTTCGATAAGAGGGATAAAATGTATTTAGTGGGGTATAACAACGCTGGATTCGATAACAGCTTCCTACGGGCTTTATTCCAGCAATGTGGGGATAAGTATTTCGGATCATGGTTCTATCCTAACTGTATGGATGTATATGTTATGGTGACACCGTTCCTGATGGGTGTAAGAAACGATATGGAGAACTTTAAGTTGATGACCGTAGCCAAAACCATGGGTATTGAGATCGACGAGAATAAGCTCCATGACGCTACTTATGATATTGAGCTGACTAGGGATATTTTCTATCGTATAATCGGTAAAATGGATGTTAAGTTATGAGAAGTATCTTAGAGGCGATGCATGATTATCCGGATGAGGCTCTTGGGCTATTTTTCTTTTTGATAGTGGTCTTCTGGTTATTGTCAGGTATATTCGAGAAAAAAGATGAATGATAAACTCGATAAGATACTGGATCTCCTAAGATCTCAAAATGAAATGATCAAGGATATTCACGACTATGTCAAAGAAGTTACCAGCGAGAAGTATATAGGAGAATCTAGGATGACCAGCTTCTCTATTAACTTGGCCGCTGATATACTTACCGAAGCCATTAGCCCTAAGATAAAAGGGATGATGATGGATTTATTAAGGAAACAGGGATGGAAAACCGAATGAGACATGGGAACATATGAGAAGAAGGTAAATCAGTTAAAAGATTTGATGGTAAGGAAATACAAATCGGCTTACGACAAGTCAAAAGGAATAGATATAGATATAAGCTCAATAATGTATCTCCCAGTACCAAATGAATTTAATGATATGGATATTGAGAATATGTATGTTATTCTCGATAAGATTAAAGATATTATAGATAACAACAGGGATAAGCTCAAGAACCCGACTTGCGGCACATGCGTACATCTGCATGATAATGAATGGGCGAAAAGATATGGCAAGGTATGTTGTTCTATTTGGCAGGTGTGTGACCATTATATAAACCCTAACAGGAAACATAATAGGAAACAAACAACATACGTAAGGCGTCCAAGCAACAAAGCTTGTCCTAATTATGAGTATGGTGATGATAATTTTGAAAACAGAAGAAGATGTATAAAAGAAAAGAATACCCGATAAAGAGCTATGTGCCGATGCGCACCAACAAGGATAGGACATGTATCTGCTGTGGCGACACGGTCCCAGCCGGCAGCAGCAGGATGATACCTAAGCATGCCAAGGCAAATCACAGTCTATGTTTTTCGTGCTTCAGGAAATGGAAAGATGTCGGAGGAGATCTTAAGCTTATGGACAACCCCGGAGATGCGAAGAAAGAATATGTCATACATATGTCTAATATCCTGAAAGGGAATTGTGATATAATAAAAGGTCGAAAGCTTTACGTGGCTTTTAAAAAGGCGATAAACGGCGGAAAGAAGATCGTTATCAAATTTGACACTGATCAACCGATATCTATGTCAACAAGAGTCATGAATCCTTCATTCGGGGAGATTATGGATGAGTACGGCAAGGACATATTCCAAGGTAATCTCAAACTGGTAGATGTCCCAAAAGGAGTTAAAGACTTGATAGTTAACTATATAGAAAGATATAATTATCATAAACAACAATGAGGATAGTAAAACGTATGAACTTCAAGACATTTATATTCATGATCCTGACATTCAGGAGAGTAGATCCTATACCTAAAAATATAGGAATCATGTTAGGTGTAACATTTTGGATATCCGTAATATGGATAATATCAAATTTTACTATACTGATAGCTAAATTAATAAAGTAGGCAAAATGAAACAAGGCGATGTGATATGCGAGAATGGTATGAGGCTGCTTGTAGTATCAAGTTACGACCATAAGGAGCCATGCATGGGCTGTTTTTCCTACAAAGATGGAAAGTGTGGATCGAAAAAATTGATAAAATGTTGGGATTGTAACAAAGAATACATATTTACGGCTATAAAAAAAATGAAATATTATGCAAATGAACAGATCAAACAAAATAGAAAATTTAGCAAACCGGTATGTTGAAAGACATATAAAGGATAAGCATCTAAGCAATGATACGATAAAAGAGATAAAAATAGCTTATATTATGGTTATAAAAGATTTTATAGCTATTGTCGATAAATCTACATCAATGAATGAAGATGATATAATATACATCGTTAACAACATATCATCAATATTATATGAACCTATAGAAATCTCTAATACCGATAAAAAAATATTGGAGATAGGGATAGCGCTAGGCCTAAAGGGTGCCATATCATGTATATTTGGTTCATTATTAAAAGATGACTGCAATATAAAAGATGAAATAATTGATATATCTAAACATATAAAAGAAAAATTGATATCAGATAATCATGGATAATAAACAACTTTATAAAATAACGTTGACAAGGGAACAGCTAATGCTGATATCCCAATGCGTGGAAGACATCAGTAGATTCGCCGCTGGCGACATGGACCTACAACATACGACAGATACGTTGATAAATGATATGGATAGAACGGAAACGCTGGGGATAAGAAGCTTTATAATCAATAACTCACGAGCGATAAGAAGAAGACTGTTCCCTGATCTTGGGGATTATGAGCATATAGGATATGATGGGGGTAGTAAGGATAAGATAAATAGGAAGAGACTTATCGGTAACACCTACCAGATATATAGGTCGATATTACATCAGTTGGCCATTGACGAGAACTGGAATAACGTGTATAGCGGTATTACGTTACCTTCAGGTGATATGGGAACAATTAAAGTGGAGAGGGTTGATGATGAACGGGAAAGTAAGGGCGTTTAACGGGGATATGGGTATGGCGATGTCCGTATTCAAGGATATGGTAGGGAAGGTAAGATTTGTTTTTGCCGACCCTCCTTATAAGATAACCCAGGCAAGATACGACAAGGAGGGATTTGATTATAAGGCGATGTGGGAGGTAATCCAAAAAATGCTGTGTCCGTACGGGGTGGTAGCCGTCACCTGTTCCCTCACGGCGGCGGTCGAGATCATGAGGGTCGCCCCAGCGGGATGGTACCGGTACGACCTTGTTTGGCATAAGACTACCCCTACCGGTTTTCTTAACGCCAAGAAAGCTCCATTAAGAAATCATGAGTTGATACTTATCTTCTCACCTATGCCACTTGGGAAGCATACATATAATCCCCAAAAGACTTATGGCCATGTCAGGAAAGTATCCAAGGCCTCTAGTAAAGCAGGGTGCAAGGAAACGGAATTATACGGCAAGACCGGTCTCACTACATACGATAGCACGGAGAGATACCCGCTATCGGTCATGACGTTCAAGACAGACAGGCAAAAATCAGCCGTCCATCCCAACCAGAAGCCGGTGGAGTTATTAAGATACCTGATACGGGCATACACGAATCCGGGAGATACGGTAATGGATCCGGTAGCCGGGAGCGGAACGACAGGGATAGCGGCTTGCGAGGAGGGAAGGGACTCCCTGCTTGTGGAGATAGACCGTCAATTCTTTGATGAGATGATAAACAGATTTAATAACAATAACATTAAAACAGATAGAATATGAATAAGATTGAAGAATTAGAAGCCCAGTTAATGGCGGAAAGAATAAAAGTACAAATTGATCTAAAAGAGAAATATAAATGGGTTATTGGGAAATATGTTAAACATAACGATTCTTTTATGATAAGAATAGATGATATATGTCATGTCCATACATCTTGTATGAATGGCTATGCGGATAATTTAGAACCAGATGATTCTATTTACATAAATGGTACTGTAGCTCATTGCGATGTCAAGAATAATTACTATTCTTTATCAAAAGATGAAAACATCCAAGTACAGGCTAAAGATGTAATAGATATACCTGATAGGGAATTTAAGAATATGGTAGAACGGTTGTTCAATGAGGCAAAAAAGAACTTACTATGAGCCTGTTTGTATGCGCCAAATGCGGTTGCGTAGACAATACCGCTACGTCTAGTTACTGGATGTTGACAAACGAGTATATGGTGGACAAATTCGAGTATGCCAAGGAACTACAGCCGTACAAGGGCATGGGGCTGTGCAGCGAATGCGGGAGGCTTACTACCTCCCCGGACGGCCGTGATGTCGTGGTACCCGGTAAATGGCACGGGAAGTTCCCGAAGGAGAAAGCTACCGAAGAGCAGTTGAAACATGTAGGATATAAAAATCTAATAAGATGAATAAGATAAGAAAAGGAGAAGTTAAAATATATAAAGGGAAAGAATACATAGCTATCCCTGAGATAGAAGAAGAGAGTTGTACGGGATGTTGTTTTTACGACAAAGGGATTTGTTTAATAAATCATGCTGATGATCCTAATTGCCTTCATAGCGGCATGATCTGGGAACAAAAAGAAAATAGTATGAGCGATATCAAAGAAAAGGCTATCAAATTAGCCATAGATGCCATGAAGCCCATACCGATACACTCATCACCATGCTACAGCGTAAGTGATAACAGATCGCCGGAGGAAAAGCATGAGGAGGAAATGAGGTTTTGTAAGGATCTTAACGACCTTAGATGTGAGATGCTTATTGATATGGCTAAGAAAATAGAAGAGTATTTATTACAAGATATATAACAACCTTAAAAAATCATTATATGGACATTGAACTTTGCAAGAAAGAATTTTTCTTATTAGATGAAGAACTGGAAAGTTTTAAAGATTTTTTGAATGATCCTACAAAAACATCTATCATTCTATTGATGGAGTAAAAATTGTCAAATCAGAAAATGGGGAACTTTGTGGAGTAGGTAGAATACCTCATCGTCTAAAAATCTTAAAATAAAAAAAATGACGTTATTATGGCTACTAAAAAACAGATATTAGAATCAGATGAATTACTTCAGCAAAAAAGAAAGGCTTATCATCTTTCAGATGAAGGATTCGAGGAATATAAAAAGTTCTTGTCAGATCCCGATCAAAAGAAATTTTGTTTCAAGGGATATTATTATGTAGAGGTAAAGGAGCAGGATGATAAAGAGCTATTAGGAGCAATGGGACGAGTAGTATATAAATAAGGATAGAGGTTATAAGCCTCTATCCTTACAATACTCATACATTATCATAGAAATGTCCATATCTCTTAAAAACATCTCTTTTCTTCCTTGACAACTCCTCTAGCTTAACAAATCCTTTCAATGTTATCATGACGGTCATGGCTTTAGCCTCCCAGTATTCATCACCGGGATCAGACCCATATGTAACTAATCCATAATTACGAGCGGACTGATATGCTTCTATCCTACCTCTCTCATTCCTAAAAACATATTTTAATTCCTGTAATAACGGATACATGTTCTTAATCCCGATATAATAGCCAAATTGCTCAAAATATTTTGATGATTCACGGATAAGGACACCTTCTCTTGGAATAGACCTTTTAAACATATCAATTACCGGTTCATTCTCCTTTATCGTATCTATAGCCGTATTTAATTCGGCTTGGACAATCTTCTTTTCCTCCTCGACCTTGTTCTTGGCTTCTAGTGCCAACATAGCTTCCTTCTCGGCCTTCACCTTGGCCTCATACTCATCAGCCCATGCCCTTGCAGCTTCCGCTGGATTGGAAAAGTCGGGAATACGCAAATGACTTACTTGATCATTATTCGACTTTTCCAACTTCTTTAATTCTTTTTCTTTCTCGATAAAATACCTTCTAGCTTTCTTCCCTTTATCATTATTCTCTACCATACATAGCTCTTTGGCCATATCCATCAATAGCAGGTAATCAGTCTTTGCAACTACCTGAGTATCAGACTCACCAAAATGGGGGAGTCTGTCATTCAGTAAGTTACCTAAATAATCATATTTTATCAATACAAAGTCCTGATTTTCAATAAAACCGTATTTTGATATACGATCTTTTATCCATGATGTAAAATCTCTTCTTATTTGAAGAAACGCATGAAGAAGCCTGGCGTCTACAACCTTATGATTATTATTATCTACTACCGGTATTAATGTATTTAAATCCATTTCGTTGGATTCGGACGTCAAAATTCCATTACTATTGTTCGTGGAATCATGAAAAAGATCTACATTTGTATTCATAAAATAATTACCTATTCCCATCCGTCCGGGATGGATAGATGGGAATACAAAAATAGCCAATCAAATTGTCTTAAACAATTGACCGGCTATTTTTTTTGTCATACCATATCAGTTATCTTCCCCTGTCAAAATACCAATTAGCGTCCTCTCCGGACTCATCCTTATTCCTACCACCTAGAAAGAATCCCATCGTCATGCCGTTGGTCATCAACCAGTAGTCGGATGTCTGCTTAATATCCCTAGCCGTCTTGATATTATACCATTGCTTACCAAACGAGAACTTCATGAGCTGCCTCCATAGCTTGCTCTCGCCCTTATACACTCCGGTCTGGACGGTAGCGAAAGGATCCCAGTTTCGAGGATCGGTAAGATCACCCAACTTACGGGCTGTAACCAGCGGGTCTTGTAACATGTCTATAGCGTTAAGCTCCATGAACGGGGATGTCTGGGAGGCGATCTCATTGATCGTCCTGAACCCGATGTAGGTAATGAACTGCCCGAACCAGCTATCCTCATTATCCTCCCTATATCCCATCAAAGCCCGTCCTATGGCCATCATCGTAGCGAATACCGCCATATTGATAATCGATCTCTTGATATTGATCTGCTCGTAGGGGGTAAGCTTATCATACTCTTCCTTAAGCACGTCATATGCCTCTCCCATCCTGCCCTCGGACATCGATCCATAGACATTACCGGCCAGTCTCCATAACGTTCTCATATATCCTTCCTCAAACTGGTTGGTTTGGAAATTGAAACCGGCTTTCTTATACGCCCGCTGTACGGCCAATATAAACCATCCACGGTGAGGCAGCACCATATTAAGGATAGCGTTCCGGCTAGCCCCCACCCGGTTCTGCTCGTTCAAGGCGCCGTCACAGATCTGCACCATACTCCTTACCCTACTGGACAAGGTGGGTATATATCGGTCTATAATATCCTTGTTAGCCTCGTTCTTAGCCACGATCTTTCCATCCTTGACGTCTACCATGTTCCACATAGAATAATCCCTTAAACGCTCCCAATCGCGTTTAGCCTCGTTAGCGGACATATTCCTGTCCTTCATCATCATCTCCTTGAAATTGGAGTATGACCAGAACTGACCCTCGTATAGGCGGGTATCATCCATGACCGAGATAATAACCTGCGGATCCAACGGGGAGTTAAGAACCTCCATCATCTTAAACGGCAGGTCCCGGAATAAGGTTCTCCAGATCTTGTTGTACGCCGCCGATCGTACACGGTTGCGGACATTAAATACGCCTAGAGCCTCTCCGACGACATATAGCTTGTTGGTACGGTTTATATCCCCGATCTCAGACACGTACGTACTCAACTGCTTCTGGGCTTCCCCATAGGCGTATTTCATGGAATCCTTGCTTATATACTGCCCCACCATACCCTCCAAAAGGAAGTTGGCCTGCCCGGTAAGGGCGCCGGTAGCCGCCACGAACGGGGAGAAGCCTAGGTTGGATTTGGATACGAATTTGGTAAACATAAGAGCCAGCTTATTAAGATCGACCTTATAATTACCTATATTCCATTCAGCCCGCTTATTGTTTATCCTGACGTCATAGATACTGGCGTTAACCCAATCTTGAAACATCCTATAGGCATGCGTTGCCTCCGGATTCTTACCGCCGTCGTATTGTGTCTCCAGCATCATGTTCCTGTATCCCATGACATCATCCAAAGCCGCTCTCTTATGCTTGTAAGCGGCTGCTTGTAAGGATAACATGGAATAGGAGTACGCGAAATCATGAGATACGTCATCGGCATTCTCTAGCTTGCTCAGATAGTACTTGGGGATCATGCGATATTTGTTATCGTTCTCATCAAGCCCTCCTAGGTCTTGTCCTTGACCATGTATGGGATCATCAACCCTCTCGCCAACAATGTCACGTACGGCGTTTCCGATGGCCGCCTTCGGGTCAACCCCGGCCTGCACCATCCTCTCCACTCCGCCCTTGGATATCTGTGGTATCTGGTAGATATTCCTGAAACGCTCATCATAATCCTCCATAGCCTTACGGCTTATGTTAAGCAATTCCTTCCTCATCTCCCACTTATCCTTGTTGATCGTGGCCTCCTCTCCTTCCTTGGTAATACCGTATTTTTTGAAGAAAGCCTCATTCTTGTACTTATCAAATCTAGGCGTATGATATCCATAACCTAGATCGGGATTATAATTAGGATTCCGGAAGGAACTCTCGAAATCAGCCTCATCTAACCATTGGTTGTTGATCGACAAATCAATCATATTAATATCGAAGCCGAAACGGGACACGCTTTCTTCCTTTGATATACCGCTTTCCATGGCATCAAAAAAATCCGACACCTTATACGTACCGTTATTTATCTTCCTGACAAAATCAGAATACCCTTTGGGAGAGTATTTTCTCATATAAGGATATAGCCGGGTTCTGGCATACTCAATAAGTATACTATTAGCCTTACCCATAGCTATATCATTAGCCAGCTTATCACTGAAATCAGGACCGTATTTTTTTCTAAGGAACGTTGTCTCCATGGATGTCCATGATGGATTCTTCTGTGACAGCTTGGCGGCCATCCTATCTACCTGACTCCGGGAGCGGGCAGACATATGTTCCTTGGCGAATTTAATCTCATCCATTCCCTTGTCGTATGTCACGGCATCCCTTAACGCATTACGGTAGGAATCTGTAACGCCACTCTCCACCGTATCGGGCATATTCATCTCAATATCCTCAGCGGAAGCGGCGGCGTTAATAACACTCTTGGCCTCGGCCAGACGGTCGTATAGCTCGTTTATCTTCCTTAATGACGATGATCCACGAAGACGATCGAAATCATACTCGCCATATCTGGTACTGTCCCGGTACTGAATAAGCAAAGGTCTTAACTGATCGTTAATCTCATTTATTGTTGCCATCGCCTCCTCTACCTTCTCTATCCTTGATGATGATACAGATTGCTCCGTGATCTTATCAACCAGATTCTCGTAATAATCACCCTCCTCGGATCCCCACATATCCTTGGAGAAGCCAAGATGACCACCGGCTAGCAGGAACTCGAATGCTGCCTTACCGCCCTCGGACCGCTCTATCCCACGAAGTATCTCCTTGAACTCGGCGGAAGCCTTACGACCCTCGTTGGTATTCCCGAACTCCTCGGCCCACGCCTCGTCCCATGCCTTGATCTCCTCGGACATCATCAACGCCTCGGACCCCGCTTCCTTTGGTGTCCCGTCGGAATACCACTCGCTCTTGGCTATAGCCCTATCACGAAGGATATCCAGATAAGATCTCCAAGCTATAGGGTCAGATTGGAAAGCGTCCCAATCGACCTTCTTGTTCTTAATAAACTTATCCATAGCCACATACCGGCTTCTACGGATACGGGTCATGAAATCGGACGTGGCTTGCGATACCCTACGACCCAGTCTTTCCTCGACCTTCTTATTAACTTTCTCGATCTTATCGTAATAAGCCTGCACCATAGGTTTCTCTCGGTTCTCATCCAACCACCTATTTATCGCGTCGAGATATCGTTGCTGATCCTCGAACGTCATGTCCGAGATATCGAAATTCTGGATGGTAGGCTTGAATACATGATATACCTCCTTCGTAATAGGCTTATCCCCGTCATATCCTACTATGTCGTCACGGGTCTTCACATTAAGACCTCTATCGGATAGAAGAAGGTCGATAAGTTGTTTCTCGGTCTTACCCGTAACATTCTTAAGATCATATATATCGATAATAGCCTTAGCCTGCTCGGTCCTGTATAGTAAATCGTATTTGGCGAAATCACGGGACGAGTCAAGGTAATCCGAGTTCTTCCCATTTATCTTCTGTATAAGATCCTCATTATCCTTTATCCCCCATCCACGCTCTTTCATCATCCTAGTCATCTTATTGATATTGGATATACCCTCGGTATGGGCTTCATTATGGGCCTTGGCTAGACGTTGGCCTAACATACCTAAAATAGCGTTACCACTATGCTCCAGCGTACCAAAGAACCGGGACATGACATTGATATCCTCATGGATGTTATTTACCAACTTCTTTATCCCATTCCAATATCTTTCCGGGATATTAAACATCCTGAGCTGTCCATCCAGCCAGTCCTCATTACGATCACTTCGAAGAGCATTTATATCAGACATGGATGTCTCAGCCATACGTAATATATCATCCATATCCTCTACCATGCCAACCTTATTGCTGCCATAATAATCAGCCGCCTGATTATTGACGAATCCACGAAGGTTCCTGATCAGAGGAACTATCTCCCCATATACGTTATCGATAACCTGTATCGTCTCATAATCCAATCCTTTTCCGCTCTTACGTAGGCTACTGGCGACAGTGACCAAATACTCCACCTCAGCCTTGGCGGTCGCTATGACGCTCTTGGTGGATAATAGGTTGTTATTCTTATTTAGCTCACCCCCGACTTGTCTTACCTTCTCGCCTATATCACGTAGAAGGGAGATACTCTCACCGATCCTCTGGCTTTGGCTTGACCTCATCCTCTGCAATCTGGTATATAGTCTTTCCAATGACCTACCGTTCTTGATCAACTTATTAGCCACATCAACATCCGATAATGAGTACATAAGATGGTCGCTATCCTTTAACAGAAGCACGTCAAATGCGCTTGGATCATCAGCTAACGCCGACTCCTTTATCCTATCAAGAACCTTATTCAAGTCTGATCTTTGAGTAGAGAAGAAATTCCTTATAGCCCGGATTATCCTGCCAAACAAGGAGAGCTGGGAGTCCTCGGACGAGGTCAGATCCTCTACCGCCTGTTCCATCCCCGGCACGAACCGCTGGGCCAACGTCTTGCCTAGGATCTCCCGCTTCACCATCCGATCCAGTTCCTCCCCTTGGTATTCCTTCCCATACACCTCATAGTAACGACCGGCGAATTGATTCCATAATGGCGTGCCGACAACAGAGTCCAGAACCTCGTCAATCTCCTGTTGGTTACGGTAAGTATCGATCAAGAAATGAGCCACCTCCTCATTAAGATCCTCTACCGTAGCTCCCTCAGCCAAGGCGATAACCCCATTGGCCATATCGGACAATGCCCTAGCCGAAGGCTCGACACCATTACGCATCTTATACTTATCCATATACTCAGACATACCCATCACACGGATACCTAACGTGGATAAGATGTTGGTGATATCAGTCCTGTTCTGAAGATCCTCCGCCTTCTCGTTCTCAATAACCCCACGGACATTACTTCCGTACAAGGCGTTATCCTCCATCATCAACGACAAGGCTAGCTCTATGAACCCATCATACTTATTATTAAGCTCCTCAAACTTACCTTGCCTTAACATGCCCTTGATCTCCGATCTGCTTACCGTAACCTTCTCCCCTGATGTCGTGATAAGATCAAGATCATTACTTACCTCCGTATCAAAACCTATAGAACCCAATACGTTCATTTCGGAGGACTGACTTCCAAACCTATTCCTTAGCCTAGACAAGGCATCCATAGCGTTATAGATCTTAAGACCATCGGAGTTGCCGGCCCCTGTAAGATAATACCTATCTCCTAGCCTTATACGCTCCCCGCTCAACAGACCTTTCTTGATAAGGTAATTGACAAACCCTCCACGGGTACTTATATTAGAATCTGAGCTGATGCCAAGGACCGGGATGAACGAATCACTGTTGTTAAGGGTTATGGAGGACGAGCCAAAGGAGATGTCAGCCGTACCGGACGGGACGTCGCTCTCCTCGACACTGCCGGCCAAGAACCCGGTCTCGATCCGCCCGCCGGACGAGCCTTTTATGGCGTTGGCGTAAGAGTCGTATATCTTGCCGTCATCCGATTTAAAGAACAGGCGAGGCTCACCGGAATCATACACCAATCTTGAAGATGGGGGCGTATAATCTTCAATATCGTTTAACGGCAAGACATTCCCGGAGAATATAATCTCCCCGTCTATATTTCCGCCCTTAACCCTAATATTAGGTCGTTGCCCGGTAAAAGCGCTTTCCACGGCCTTCCATAACATATGGGCTGTCTCCTTAATGTCTATATTCTCCCTGATAGCCCTTATATCATCCCATGACGCCTCTTTCAGTATCGTGTCGCCAATATTATCCTCATTTATGGAATCCAAATCCACCTCCTGTACCGTGGATGTATCTACCACCGCCATATCACTGACCTCACCTACCTCTCCGGAAGTAAGATAAGCCACGACATTGTCGCTATTCCCAAGGCTTCTGGCCAACGCCGGGGCGTCCATATCACTTATGGCAGACAAGACCTTGGCTGACATAAGTTGTCCCCACTCGCTAGCGTTAAGTCTGGCACTTATGGATCTGGCGGCCTCCTTATTCCTTGGTACGGACTTCGTCCAGTCACCGAACTTAGACCTAAACTTATCGTTATAAATAGTCATATAAGCTTCAGCGGCCTTATTAAGGTCACTTACGGCGGCTATACCCGCTATCTTATCGAACAAGGTGGATACCTCGCCGGAAGGGGTCAAGACACGGGTTATCTTACCTTCCTTATTCCTTTTAATTACGCAACTCGACATAACTTCATGTTTTTGACAAAGATAAACAAAAAGCCCCCACAAATAAGCGGAGGCTGATATTCTTGTGTTCCTTATATAATTTATGGCTTAATCCGTATTCTTACTATTGATGAACTCGCTAACACAATCACCAGCGAAGCCGGCTATATACGCTGCGTGTTCATCCTCTCCAACCTTAAAACCAAGAGACATATTGCAAAACTGACATACGCTCATTGCTATATGGAATGACTCGTGACATATATTTCTCATTATTAAATCATCGTCGCTCGAAAAATTCCAAAGTATGGCGAATTTATCGTCATCATCCCTATCCCTTACCAAATTTGCGAAAGACGCCTCCTTGTCCATATCATCCTCATCTCCCCATTTCCCCTCGTGTTCAGGCTCCATATTTTCGAAACGATCACACAATGTCTTATAATCTAATCCAACCGTGATAATCAACTTCAACGGATATATCACGAAATCAAACTCCATCTCTCTCATAATTTCTTTAATTTTTCTATAACCTCAAAACACATCTTACACTCAATCCTACGATACAACTGCCTTACGCCATCTATCGTAGTCCAATAACGACCACCCTCTCGGTGCAGGAACTCGCTCATTACCTTAGTGTCAGCCACATCATGTAGGTCGTATGAGTCAAAACATAACTTACATATATCGTCAAGATCAAAATAAGTAACCTTATTATACGACATACAACGGATTTGTCTTCCATCAGGAAGCTGAACATCGAAAACATCTATCTTCTCCATATTAAAAAATAGAGGGATACCGATCCCATCACAGACCTGTATCCCCTTATAATAAATTAGCGACGAAAAGCATGGTGATGGACATGCGCCACAAATGTAATTACAAATTTTGTAAAAACAAAGCCATTTTATGGTAAAATGTCCCGGACGAACCGCACATGATAGCCGCTGTACTTTTGATAGCTGTACACACCGCCATCTCTGAAGTACACATACCACCCGTAGAGGGAGCTATACTCTGAGCTAGACCAATAACCACTGGAAATATAGAATTGTTGTCCACCAATAGCCGATAATACGTTATTAACACTCGTCAAGTACATATATATCAATGAAAGCTGACCACATGACGGGACATACCAATCATCATATCCTTTAGCGTCAGCACTAGCTAAGAACGTATTAAGCACATGGCCAATTGTCGCAAAGGAAAAACGATCCTCACCACTGGTAGTCACCCCTTTTAATACCTCTGAATTGGCTTTCCCCCTCCAATCAGATGAAGCTCCGCTTGTCCATGCAGTAATATTTGCCGAAAGGTTAGGGGTACCATTGTATGAACCATACTCCGGTTTTAGGTAAGCGTGACCATTACTTCCATCTACTTTGTCATAACTTGCAATGCCTGTCTGATCCGTACCATATCCACCCCAACAAAAAGCGTAAGTACTGTCCTTCCCGGCCCCGGCTGTTACGTAGCTTTCATTAGAGTCCCCGTTCTTCTCAATCATAAATCTCTTACCTTGAGCGTTAAGGACAACGCCTATACAATCATTGGAAGGTGTGTACGTTATACTTCCATCAGGGCGGACATAAGAGATAAGGCAAGTACCGTTACACTGACATGGAGCGTCACTCTTCAACACCCCATACACCCGATTGTCGCTAGTCAACCATCGTTTGCCATCGCTTGTCACATAGGCTTGCCTACACCCCTCCTGATTCACCGTAAGCGTCTTTTTAACGCCTTTGGGGGTTGTTATCTCCAACTCAAGGGTACGGTCAAGGCCTTTGTTTATTACCGAGCCAAAAGAAACGGCGGCGTTACCGGCCCCGGACCCCGGGCTGACGGTCAGAGGCTGATCCGTTACCTCGCCTACCCCGTCCTTCCAATTAATATTCAAATCATTAGCCATAGTTGTATTATTTTTGTTCTATTGCAAAGATAGCAAAACAAATAAACCCTAACCGGCTTAAGTCGATCGGGGTCTGAGTAAGCGAAAAGAAACTGATTATCGTCCCATCATTCTCAGTACGGTTTTAGACGCAGCTTGCGCCCATGTCCAGTTGTCATTAGATGTTACGTTAACCGTCTGTTGAGTACCATTTACATCCAAGTTAATAGTCTCCTTGTCAAGCTCGATAGTAGAGTCTCCAGCAGCTTGCGTTACCGTCACGTTGGCTGTCTGGCCACCAGCGGCAGTTACCTTCAATGTAGCTGTCAGTTCCTCGATCGTGACGTTGGCCGGTACGTCCGAGATCGTGATGCTCCAAACGAACTCGCCAGCGGCTCCGGGATCGTCGGCGATAACCGCTCCGTTAGCCGTAGTCTTTCCAGCCGCCGTGTAGTTAGCCGGGAGCTGTAACGTAAGCTCGTTCTCCTCAGCCGGCGTGACCGCGAACGTAAGCTTAGTACTGTTAGACTTACCGGTGATGGTAACATTACCACCTGTCTTTTGTACGGAAGCGTTAGGGCTGTCTGATCTTACCACCTCAGCAGCCGCTGCCTGATTGACTACCAACGCCTTCTTAGCCCCGCCGTTCGTGGTGACCGTAAGGTTGATAGTGCGTTGAAGACGACCGGTGTGTTTCTCACCGGAAAAATTAACCGCCTGATCTCCTGATCCTGATACCGGGTCGACGGTTACGAAACCGAATTTTTGTGATGCCATACTTAAATATATTTACAAATGTCATTTTATTATGCCAAAAATAACTTGTATCATATTACAAGCCAAATACAGGGGGGGTAGATACGACTAGCCCTGTACAACCTCAACATACAACCCTACTAAGTCCTTTAGATTATGACTAAGAGGAGTTCCGCTATCCCTAGTACACTTATATACATCAGCGTTCTGGATGTAATATTTATCCTTGAATATCTCCATTGGAGGGAAATACGGGATAGGATCCCCTATGGTCCCGGCATGCTCCTTATCAATGACCTTGTATAAGGAAGCCGTATTTAGTCCGGGTTCCCATTCCGCTGACAACGTATGTGACTGAATAACCTCATAAAGGATATCCGTATCGTCCTTAACCACCCTGAGGCAGAATCCGGCATCCACCGACAGCCCGAACTCCGCTCCCTCTTGTCCCCATATAGGGAATAGGACCTTAATATCCAATTTCTCGTTAGAAGATAAAGATATGGCCTTATTATTAACTACCATCCTAGAGAATTTGGCAGCTACTTTCTGGGGATCAGAAGCGTCCTTCTCCTTCGCCTGTTGCTGGATGTACGCCGTGGTAACACTTACCTTATCAGGATAGCCGGACTGAGCGTAAATAGCCCTCACCTGCTCTACGGTAGTGGCTAAGCTTACTTCCCTCTGTTTGGCTCCTAACGCCGACATCAGGTCATTATCGTACCTATCCATCATCCCGATCAAGATCTTGCCTTCCGTCATATCAAACTTCAGACCCATGATCGTTATCTTACCAGCTATAGCCCCATCAGCCAAAGCGTTACGCCTATCATATTCAGGGATATAGATATTTTGGTCATCCAAGAAAAACTCATGAAGATTATTATTCTCATAAGTCCTGATCTCCTCATACTTAGCCGATTTCTCCTCATTAAGAAGCCTTGAGTCATCCAATTTAGCCTCGATAATCTCCTTAACCGTAGCTTTAGGATTAGCCTCCTTGAACACCAATTGCTCCTCCCCAAGCTCTATCCATGGGGCGGGATTCCCGTTAATGTAATCATCATAACTATAGCCCTTGGCGTAATTATCATCAAGCGGATCGTCCTGGACTAATTGATTGGGATATATTTCCCTGTTTATATATACGTAGCTCATATCTTATATCATTAATCTTGTTCTTTAACGGCGATACTATACTTACCTGAAGCGTAACACCAGATATTTATCTCGAAAGGCTTGTTAGCCGTAGTGGTTATAGAAGTACCACTCATGCTTACATAAGCCTCGGAGTTGGGTATAGCCTGCGTGAAGGCCGCCGACGGGACGCACCTGATCATCAGCTCCTCCCCTATCTGCATCCCTGACTGCACGGATAGGGTGGTAGCGGATGATAACGTGGCCGTGATACTTCTCTTGCTAATAGGCAGGTTAGCTAATGTCGTGACCGTATTAACCCCTATAAGCCTGTTCATGGTCTTCTTATCGGCGGCCGCCATCAAACCGTTAGTAGACTCATTGGCTACGGCGTATGTCGTGTTAGGAGGTGTAGCCCAAGTGCCATCTCCACGCATGAAACTGGATGTACTGCCATTAAGCTGTCTCAACAAGCCGTTAGCTGTAGTAGAGGCCAATCCGTATGTGGTATTAGTAGGTACGACCCATGTCCCGTCACCACGAAGAAAGGACGTCTGCTTACCAGCGGCGGGAGCCGGAACTAATCCCGCAGCACCGGCGGCAGAAGCCGTAGCCGCCTTCATATTGGCGTAGGTAGTATTCGTATCCTTATAATAGGGGATACCACCCACGATAGGACAAGCTGTATATCCAGAGGCGCTTGTCACGGTACTGCCGTTCTTGACCAACCCCGTGGACCCGTTAGCTCCTACAACACCATACGTTGTATTAGTATCCGTCCAAGGCACGTTGACATACATCTTACCACTACTATCCAACTCCACCGGATAATTCTTGCCATTCTCCGAATATCCGATCATCACCAATCCTAAGGTCGTGGTATTAGCCTTAGCGTATGTGGTATTTGTCGGAACCACCCATGTGCCATCACCACGAAGGAAAGAGGTTTGCTTGCCGGCAGCCGGAGCGGGTACCAATCCCGCCGATCCAGCGGCTGAGGACGTCGCTCCACCCATGTTGCTATATGTGGTATTAGGAGGCGTTTGCCATGTCCCGTCACCACGAAGATACTTGGCATAATCCAATGAATCATCCACAAAGAATTTCAACTCGGGAATG